ACTTCTCTAATAGAACAATTATTTTGTTTAACAGCTTTATCATTATTTATGTTGTTTAATAGTGATTGAGCAAGCACGATAGCTGTAGTAGTACCGTCACCTGCTTCTTTCACTGTATTTTTAGATGCCTCTTTAATTAGTGTAGCACCTATGTTTTCAACCGGATCATATAAGACAACGGATTCCGCTACCGTTACCCCGTCTTTTGTAATCACCGGTTTACCCCTAGCGTCTTCGTAAATAACACATTTACCTGACGCGCCAAGGGTAGATTTTACCGCTGAAGCTAATTTATCTACTCCAGCTACAATTTGATTTTTGGCGATGTCACCAAAATTAAGATCCTTTACGATCTCAGTCGGATTATTATATTCCATTAAATTTAATTTTAGTGTTTATGATTATTTAAACGTTTTTACTACTTTAGGCCCTTTTAAAAAGTCTAGCCTTTTTTCGTAATGCTCGATGCTACCATCAATAGCAGCTTCGGCACTCTCCATAGTTTCACGTCTTGTAACATCATACCAAGTATCTTTTTCGATGTCTTGGTATTCGGTTTGAAAGTATCCATTAGGTAGTTGGACTATCCTCCAGTTCTTTTTATCTGCAAGATGTTTCCAAAGATTAATGGTGTTTTCGGATACTCCTTGATTATCACCTTGTGATGACCACGAGTAGGTTCTATAAAAATACGTCATAGTATTGGTTTTAATTGGTTAAACAAAATGGTTATAAAATATAACCTATTTCTTTTTGTGGCCCATCTTAGGTTTTTTATGACCCATTTTAGGCTTTTTTGCCATAGTTGGTTTCTTACCAAGTTTAGGCTTTTTCATCATTGAAGGTTTCTTACCTAGCTTAGGCTTTTTACCTAGCTTAGGTTTTTTCATCATTTTTGCTTTCTTCTTTATCATAGTAGGTTTTGTTTTATTTGTTTTTTGTTTTTGCATACTAGGCTTTACACCTGATATTTTCTTCATATCGTCTTCTTTTTTTGATCTAAGAGCATCCATACCACCTCTTTTCCTTGCGTCTTGTTGTCTTGCGTGCAATAAGTTATCTCTTTCTATAATTGCAGCTTTTCTTAAACCCATTGCTGTTTCTCTTTCTTTAGGATCTCTAGTTTTTCGTGCTGTTCTACCGAGATCAACTACTCTTTGTTGTATATCTTTTAGTGGATCAGTAGGTTGATCTTCTGCTGTTACGCCTCTCATTATAACAGCTTTTGCGTTTTGTACTTTAGGCTTTTTAATAACACCTCTACCCATTAATATATCTTTTTGTGTTACTTTACCATCACCAGATAAATCAGGGAATTTAGCCATAGGCTTGATCATTCTTCCCATGTTAGGTTTTATCATGATTGGTTTAAGTTCTTCACCATTTTGCAATGGCATTTGTTTTTTATTCTTTTTCATGTTAATTGTTTTAAGTCGACTATGTTTTTATAATTACATATTATAGAAGAAATTTACAGTGTGACATTAGCCCCTTACTATTAGGATTATATAGGCTATTGTCACTATTTTATGTTGAGATATAATGAAGTGTAGTGTTGCCACTATATATACGTATACACTTTGTAATACTAAACTCAATACTATTTTACTAGCCCCCATGTCATTTTGTCATACATTTTGACATTTTTACATTTTTACAAACTCACTACGCTTCACTATGGATACTATATATGAAAATAAAATTTAGAAAAATGTTTCAACTTTTTAGAATTAGTATGAGAAAAGAAGAGTGTGGCGGCAATACTACTAAACTATTTTTTACTAGTAAACAAACTCACTACTTTTACAAACTAATTACGAAACTATTTGGATAATATAAATATACTATAACACTTAAACATAATACAACTATGAATACTATAACTTCTAAAAGATTTGTAATAAGAAAAAGTTTACTTAATACAAACACTAATATAACTTTTACTAACAAAGATGGTCACGAAATTACGTACAACCACGATAAAGTTTTCTCAATAATGAAAGACAACTTAACTAAATTACCATGTTGGTTAAAGTATAAGTCGTACACTGCTACTAATAATATACCAGTAGTATTAAGAGGTAAGTCACTACAATAACAGTAGTGATTACCATCTCTTCTTGGAGCAGAGGTGGGTTTCGATTACCCACAAGAGAACTATGAATATAAATATACGCGAGCTAATTGAGAATATATTATTCTTACTAGCACTAACATTACTAACTTATTTTTCACTTTTAATAATATGAATAGAAAATTTACACATACAGTGATTGACATTACTGTAAAAATAATACTAGGTGGCACCGCTATGTACGGTGTAATTGGTGGATTATATTTCGCCTTAACAAGAGGTTTAACTGATTTTGGTGTCTACTTATGAAAGTAATTGATGGCATGATTTACCTTGATGAAATAGACAAGTGGGTAACAATAGAAGATTACCAAGAATATGTAGAATACAATATTAATACGAACACTAACGGATAATACTATTATGAATATAAAATATAACGCGTACTCAACCATAAAGTGTGGCAAAGGTACAACAGAAAAAGATATGTACGAGTTATTTGGCGACGCTGTCGCTGTATATGACGAAAACGGCAATGAAATAAAAGATTACTTTAAAATTAAATACAGAAATGGCTGGAACAATAAATAATTACTACAAAGAACAGCGAGCACTACAAGATGCTTTTGCTAGAAATATGTTACTACGTTATGATATACGTGAAGTAACTACGCGAAGACAAGCACTAAATGGCACTCGAGCTTTCGAGTTTCCTGTTAGTTGCTTCAGTAAACAAATGATAGCGTACAATGGTGCGCACAGATTACCTAAAACTAAACTACGTATGGCGGTTTATAAGTCAGGTATGGTAAGAAAACTTAACGGCGCGTACTGTCCTTACCCTGTAAATAGAAGATATAGTAGGCTGCATAAATATACTGTAATGCGCAGCGATGGCAAGAAAAGCTGGATGGAAACCAGACAGTATATGCAAATGGCGTACGAAAAACATCTAAATATGATGGTAAGTCTAAACTATATGTTAAACTATTACTTAAAAAATTATGCTAAGTAAACTAAGTATTGAAGAATTTGAGCATTTAGCAGAAGAAAATGCTAAAGAAATTATCAAAGACATTGAAAGAGTATGTCACTGGTCACTAGACGGTTACAAACTTAATCAACCAAATAAAGTACAACATACATTAATGAAAGCTGTAGCTAAAAGAGTGGCAATTAAAATGGGTGTAGCAACACTAACTAATAAAATTGCAAACTAAATACGATCACTATTGGATAATAAATGTATGATATGTAAATGCGGAAGAAATATACCTCAAGCGCGTGTTAACTTAGGTTATAAGACGTGTGTAGCTTGTTCAACCACCCAACCTTATGGTTGTATTAGTTTAACCTACCACAAAACCGGCAACACCATTCAAATTATGCCGAAGGAACAAGCGAAACGCATTCGTAAGTTAACAGAACGCCGAGGTTATGGCACGATGCTAAAAAATATATAAGCGTTATTATTTATCCTAGGAGATTCACTGATAACGCAGCGGTAACTAGTTAGGTTTGATCACCTATGAGTAACACCGCAGGTCAGGTATGGGTGGTTCGGTTCTTCGGAACGTAGCACAATACAGGAAACACGGTAGATCTCGTGTTGAAAACAATGAAGGTTCGATTCCTTCACTGACCACTACAGGCTGATGGAAGCACCGCAGTATTGGGGAGGCGATGTAACTTCGTCCAGGGGTGAGCCCAAAGTGAACAATACGTAACTCGGTCCATCGTGAGAAGCTTATGACATTGCTCACAGGTTGGCCGCCAGATATGAATATGAGTTATTGCAGATTTGAAAATACAAGTAAAGCTATGAGCGACTGCTTGGACGCCATTATGGACGGCGATTATAAAGATCTAACAGAGTATGAAAGAAATGGTCTGATAGATATGTTAGCCTACTGTGACGATATACTTCATTACAGAGAGGATATTGAAGAAGAATTAAAAATTATACAAAGTAAATACGATTAACTACGGATAATATAATTATGAATTTATACCAAAAACTAAAACCAGAAATTAAAACAAGACTGCATAGAAACAGCAATGATTATGCCGTAAGTATAACAGGTATTATTAAAACACTTAAATCAAAGCAGTATTACAACGAACTCACAATCGGTGAAATTAAACAGATCAGAGCATTTGGCGATGTAACTACAGTTACTGATGGCGATATACTTTGGCCTGACACTATGTTTAACAGTAAAATGTAATGTATGGAAGGATTACTACACGAGCAGGCTATGATCGAAGCACTTTGCGCGCACTATGGCGAAGAAGAAGTAGAACGATTAATAGCAGAAGCGAAAACAGACAGATTAATAGAATTATATAACGAAATGTCTAACGGTAAATAATATGACACAAAAAGAATTTAATAAATTAAGACAACAAATTGATCTCATGGCTGATCATATAATGAGAGATAAAGGCCCTGAGTACACAGTAATGCATGATGATGTACTAAATAATTTTAAAAGTACAGCTAAGCGATTGAATACCAGTGCGTTAAAGGTATGGGCTACATACTTTGACAAGCAGGTAAATAGTATATTTTCGCATGTTAACCATGATAATATAGTAAAAGCAGAGTCTATTGATAGTAGATTTGCTGATATTATTAACTATGCTAAGCTTGGTTTAGCATTATTTAAAGATGAAAGATGAGAACAGATCACTTACAAAGTTTATTAGAAATAATAAAAGATGACATGCAAAGAAGATGTGAACAGTCTTTTTACGAAGAACACAGAGATAAATGGAGTGACTACCACAGTGACATCCATGAAATGATTAAAGATATGAAAAGCGGCTTAAAATGAAAATAGACGCTAGAGGTAACTTAATTAAAAAATCACAATATAAAAAGAAAAAATATAGATATTGGTTTACCTGTGACGACGAGCATGTCGTAGGCGAAACTGACGATCCACGTAGAACATTAGAAGCTATATGGAAAGTTTATCATGACTGCAGTAAAGATATATGCGTTGACCTTGGTGCTAAAACAAAGTCAAAAGAGCTTTGTGTTACACAAGATAAAGAAACAATATATAAATACTGCGGCGATATTATAACTAAACACAAATTTAAACAATTATTAGATGAGCACTAGAAACATGACAATGGTAATCGATAGAGATTACGCAAGCAACCACGAACTAGGTTTTGCACAAAACCCTGAGTTGCTAGAAGAACATAGCTATGTTAATATGTACTTGCATCACGATGGTTATCCTGAGTGGCAAGGCGTACAAATAGCTAACTGGTTATTAGCTAACCAAACAATTAACGATGGCACTAAGCTTGCAGCTAAACTTGTACATGATATGTACTATGACAGTTGCTACTTATATGAAGGTCCAGAAGTTATAGATCATAACTATACATATGTAATATGGACAGGTGATAACAAAGATATGTGGGTAAGCTGCTATGATCAATACAGGACAGCAAATGTATTTGTACTTACACCTGATAAAATACTTGCGAAGTATAGTAATCAGAAGTATGACTACACTGACTGGGTTACGCAAACTAGATCACAACAAGAAAAACAGTATGTAGCAAAAGATTTACTACATCCAACAGGATATGATTAACAAATTAAATACGAACACCATTGGATAATAAAATAAAAAAATTGCAAAAAACATTTGAGTTACGATCAGAAATAGCTGATTTACACTGGCACTGGGATACGTTAATAAAGCTAGAACAAAGCTTTGTTGATGAAGAAGAATACGAAAAAGCACAAACTGCTCTAATGCAAAGAGCAACTGTAAGAAGAAAAATATCAAAACTAGAAAAACAACTTAAAAAATATGAAGACACACTTTAAACCTATGCTCGCACATAAGTTCGATAATAAGCGAGTTGACTGGTCCAAACCAGTATTTATACAACCTAAACTAGATGGCATCAGGTGTATCATGACTGCTGATGGCTGTTACTCCCGTAACGGTAAAAAATTCATGAATGTACAACACTTATATACAAAAGCTATACAAGATTTATTCAAAGCAAACCCATTGCTTGTGATTGATGGCGAGTTATATAATCACGATCTAAGAGATAATTTCGAAAAGATCGTATCTCTTGTCAGAAAACAAAAACCAAAGCCAGAGGACAGGAAAGAGGCACGTAAGCTCATACAATACCATGTGTATGATTTTGTTATGGCATACAAAGGTAAGCTAGATTTAATAGAGTCTGATATGAACAGGTATGAAAAACGTATGCATCAACTAGTATGCAGCGATATGTATGGTAAACACATCAGATATGTACCGTCAAGAGGCGTGCATAGTCTTGATAAAGCTAAAGAAATACACAATGACTTCTTAGAAAAAGGCTACGAAGGCTCTATACTAAGGCTTGATGGCCCGTACAAATGCGGTAGATCATACGATCTAATGAAGTTCAAAGACTTCAGCGATACCGAAGCTAAAATTGTTGACTGGGTTGAAGGCAAAGGCAAAAGGCGCGGTACTATTGGTAAATTCATTGCTATTGACAGCGATGGTGTTAAGTTTGGCATGCCAGTAATGGATAATTTTGAATATCTACAAAAGAATTTTAAGAAAATGCAAAGATATGTCGGTAAAATTGCTACCTTTACATACTTTGAAAGAACAAAAGCTGGAAGCTACAGGCATCCACTATTTAAAACTATACGTAATTATGAATAAAATAAAGATAATATTAAAAGTATATTACCCTGTAATACTATCATTTATATCATTTTTATACTCTGTTGGTCTCTGGTTTAGCGGCCAACAGCTTGAAGGTATATTTGTTGGTATATGGGTGCCGTCTATACTATGTTTTGCAATATGTATAAGACAAAGAAGAAATGACTGGTTTAAACAATTTACAAGATGACACCAGACATGCCAGTACCATTTAGCATGTTTATAATAGGTTTTATTATATTCATGCTGTATATAATTGGTTTTGTAGCCATGATAATGTCAGCATCTAAAAAACAACAAGAAATATTAGATAATGACCCTGAGCTACAAGCATACTATAAATCATTGCAGCAAGACTCTGATTTTGGTAGTTATGCAAATGAAAATATTCACAAGAAATTTAATCCACACGCACCTGAAAATAAATATTATTTAAATAAAATTAAAGGTGGTAAGAAAAACGTTGGTAAAAAAATGTTTTGGGATTAATTATTTTTTAACTAAAACTATATTTATGTTAAAACTATTAGTTATATTTACAGGGCTATTGTCATGTGACAGTAGCTTATTAAATAATGAAAAGCAAAGGCTTTATGTTACCGCTACGATATATCACGCGGTAGAAGCGCAAACCGATAGCACACCTGATATAACGGCGTCTGGCTATAAAATTAATATGAAAGACCCATTATCTGATAGGATAATAGCCGTAAGTTGGGATCTTGAAAACGAATATAAATTCAAGATGGGTGATATGGTACACATTAGTGGTACAGGTATGCTTGATGGCATATGGTTTGTTAGAGATCGTATGAACCCTAGGTTCAGGAAACGTATAGATATACTTGTACCTGAATCAATAAAAGGTGGTAAATGGGAAAAGGTAATACTTACCCATCAAAAATCTTTTAGATAGGGTGACATAAGCCTTATAAGATAATATAGTAACAGGCTAATGTCACACAGAAATTTAGAGTATTTACATCGTAATAGGATAATATATAAAGGTTATCCAACCGAACAACCTACTAAAAAATATTGGTGGGGTAGTTATTATGAAAACGGTACTTACGAGTGTTATGAGTTGTTTAGAAGTAAGGCTAAAATTACGACATATAAATCTCTAAAGTGGCATTTGCTTGTTCTTTATTATTTAAACGAAAAAATAACTGAGAAAAAATTTAGAAATTTATCGCAATTTATTTGTGATAAGTCAAATGGATTTATTACCTTTACAATATCAAACGCATTGTTAACTAAAATAGTTAATGATGTTATTGATAATAAAACTGATGAAGCACCTAAAAATAAAATAAGAAAAGTTATATTTAAACCAGGTACTGGTCTTGATATATCTAAAAAACTTAAAATTGTAGGTAGCTTAATTGGTAAAGGTAAAAAAGCTAGCAAAGATAATATTTATGATGCAATGCTTACAATAAATAGCATTGGTGATAAAATAACAATTAACAACTTAGCTAATTTCCTTAGTTGTACGACTCGTACTATACATAGAAACATGTGTGAGGAACTGAGGGTTGAGAAACGTTTATTAAATAGTAATGAGAAAGTATAATGTTGAAAACTACATCAGGTATAAAAATGATGTAGAACAAGTTAACAGCAGGTTACCTGAAGACATATTAGGTGATACTGAAGCTGTTAAAGTACGTTACTTATATCTAGTTGAAAATTTAGCACGTAAGTTTTCAACTGGCCAAGCAGCGTCAGGAGTATTAGATATAACAGATTTAATACAGGAAGGTAGCTATGGCTTAATTGCTGCGGCTAATAAAATTGACTGGGATACTATCATTGATAGTGATAATCCAGAAAAAACTTTAATATCGTTTTTATCTAAACGAATTAAAGGTGCTATAAGAAGAGCTATTGATATTAATAGAGCAGGCATGAGAATACCTGAGCATAAGTTAAACGAGATGCGTAGAAACTTAGGCGAAGATAAAAAGCTTGTTGCTCAGTTTTTTAATTCAATATTTTTAAGTATTGAAGAGCAGACTGAAAATAACGATATGATATTTCAGATCGAAGATAAAACTGAAAAATATAATATAGATCTTTTAAATAGTTATTTAAAAAGTTTAATGAAGAAATACTTGAACAGAAAAGAGTATGAAGTGCTAAGATTAAGCTATGGACTTGATTGTGATAAACATTCAGCTAAACAAATAGCTTTGATATTAGAAATAAAAGGCACGAGTTCTTACGTTAGGGTATCTCAATTAAAAAAACAAGCTGTGCAAAGATTAATAGACAATGTTGATCCTTCACAGGTTATAGATTATTTATAATATGAAAAACAAATTATCAATACACGATAAGTTATCTAACATACAAACTAGATTAAAGGCTAAAAAATCTAGGTTTAATAGCTTTGGCAAATACTACTTTCGTAGTGCTGAAGATATACTAGAATCTATAAAGCCTTATTTAACTGAGTATGGAGTAACTGTCACAGTTAATGAAGAATTTATTTCAGGCGATGTGCCTGTTATAAAGTCAGTTGCTACAATATCTGATAAGTTTGATAACTCTATACAGGCTACTGCCATTGTCGGTGTAGATTTAAATCAAAAAGGTATGCAAGTACCACAACAGTTTGGTAGCGCTAGTTCATACGGTAAAAAGTATGCGCTTGGTAATTTATTTCTTATAGATGATACACAGGACAGTGATGCAACAAATAATCACGGTAAGGCTTCAAAGCCTTGGTTAAAAAAAGAGTCTGACTCTTTTGATAAAGCCGTTGATTATGTAAAGGCAGGTGGGAAAGTAGAAGCTATTAAAAATAAATACACACTGGCACCAGAATTAGAACAACATCTTAATTCTTTATAAATGAACACAAAAAAGGTGGTTGATAAATTAAGAGATGATAACCATTACTATGGGGTCTTCGGAAAACAGTTCCTCAGTAATAGTGATATATCAACTCTATTTAACAACCCATTGGCTCTTGGCGAGCCCAGTAAAGAATCAGCTGCGTTTTTAGTAGGTAAGTATTTTCATACTGCAATACTTGAACCTGATAAGCTTAAAAGTTTTAAAATTATTGAGTCAACAACTCGTAATACAAAAGCTTATAAAGAAATATCAGGCGGTGAGTTATGCCTACTAAAACACGAAGTTGATAAAATTGAAGCTATGACTGATGTAGTTATGCAGAATAAAGTATGCAGTGACTTAATCAGAGGGGCTGAAGTTGAATATGAGAAGCCAGCTGTCACTGAATTATTTGGAAACAAATGGAAGGGCAAGGCTGATATAATCAACCATGATGATGGAGTTATAGTTGATTTAAAAACAACTGCTGATATAAATAAATTTAAGTCTAGTGCATATCGTTATAACTACGATTCACAAGCTTATATTTATAGTAAGTTGTTTGGCTATGAATTTATTTTCATAGTTATAGATAAAAATTCAAATCAAATAGGTATATTTGATTGTTCAAACGATTTTTTAGATCGTGGACAGTTAAAAGTGGAGAAGGCAAGTGAGATATATGATTTATTTTACAAGACTAAGGACTTTGATCCTAAGCAATATTTTATAAACAAAACACTTTAATTTAATATTATGGCAAGAACTAGAAAAAGAACATGCGATGTAACAGGCATGACAACAAGCGTAAATAATTTTTACACAAATCAAAGCCACGTAAAGGCTGTTGATAATTTAAGAAGACTAACTGGCGCTACAAAGAGCCAAATGTCTAGGATGTTTAACCAAATAGCTACATACTAATATGGCTGGAATTATTAAAACAAGTATAAACTTAAGTGCTATTCCTAAAGACAGGATCATCACTGGTAAAAAAGGTAAGTATTTACCTATATCAATAACAGTAAATGATGAGACTGATCAGTTTGGTAATCAAGGCCCAGTTGCCGTTGATCAAACTAAAGAGGAAAGAGAAGCTAAAGAACCTAAAACTTACTTAGGTAATGTTAGGGTTGTTTGGACTAATGGTACTTTTCCTGAGCCTACACCAGTACAAGGTGCTGCAAAGGCTGCTCCGCAACCAGTTGCTGATACACATGATGATATACCATTTTAATACATGCAAGTAGAAAACACAGAGATCAATGGATTTGTTATTGACAAGTTCAATCAACATGACCTTGCAGTGGGTAAAACACAGGGGACTTGTCCCTTGTGTTCCCATAATAGGAAACCTAAAAATCAAAAGAAGCAATGTGCTTCGTATGATTGGGAACGTGGTCTCGGTACTTGTCACAATTGCAACGAAACATTTCAACTACATACTTACGAAAGAAAAGGTAAGTCTGATAAAGAATATGCCAAACCTGATTCATCACCTCAAGTTGTACAATACAACAGCGAGCTTAGTGATAAGGTTTTAAAATGGTTTGAGTCACGTGGTATATCACCACAAACTTTAGATTATTGTAATGTAACAGAAACTAAAGAGTGGATGCCGCAAACTGGCAAGGACGAGAATACTATCAGGTTTAATTATTATATGGGCAACGAGCTTATTAATATTAAATACCGTGATGGTAGAAAAAACTTTAAGTTATATAAAGGAGCTGAAAAGATATTTTATAATATTAATAGTATTATAGGTCATGACAGTTGCGTTATAACTGAAGGTGAAATAGATGCTTTAAGCTTCGTTGAAGCTGGAGTTAGAAACGTAGTGTCAGTACCCAACGGTGCTACATTAAATCAAAATAATTTAGATTACTTAGATAACTGCATTGATTACTTTGAAAACAAAGAAAAAATAATTTTAGCGGTTGATCAAGATGAAGCTGGTATGGCTTTACAGCAAGAGTTTATACGTAGACTTGGCGCTGAAGTTTGTTACTTAATAGATTTAAAAGACTGTAAAGATGCTAACGAGTATTTAAATACTTACGGCGCTGATGCACTTAAAAATCTAGTAACAATAGCAAAACCAGTTCCTCTTGAAAATGTATCTACATTAAAAGATGTTGAAGAAGATTTAAAAGACTTTGTTAAAAATGGTTTTAAACCTGGTTATCAGGTTGGTTTAAAAAACTTTGATAAAATATTCAGCACGTACACTGGGCAGTTTATCACTGTAACTGGTATACCTTCATCAGGTAAATCAGATTTTGTAGATCAAATGGTAGTTGGTTATAATAACAATTACAATTGGAAAACTGCTTTTGCAAGTCCTGAAAATCAACCAACATATTTACACGCGCATAAGCTAATGCGAAAGGTGTGGCAAGATATGCCTTCGCCTGGCGATATTGGCGGTAGTAAATGGAAACAAGTATCTGAACATGTTAATGATAACTTTTATTTTATTGATATGGATAAGTATGATCTTGAGTCTGTATTACGTAAAGGCGCTGAACTTGTAAAACGTAAAGGTATTAAATGCCTTGTCATTGATCCATATAATAAAGTCAGAGACACTAGAGCTGTATCAGATGATGTTAATAGATATACTATGGATTATCTAACTAAGATCGAAGTATTTGCTAAAAAATATGACGTATTAGTATTTATTGTCGCTCATCCAACTAAGATGATGAAAGGACAAGATGGTAAAATTGAAGAACCAACTATGTATAATATAAAAGGTGGTGGTGAGTGGTATGATGCTAGTTATCATGGTTTATTAGTTCATAGAGATTACCAAGCTAAAAATACTAAAGTTAAAGTTTTAAAAGTTAAGTTTCAAAACTTAGGTGAAAACGGAGCAGAAGCATTTTTTAACTGGGAACCTAAATCAGGTTCATATGTACCAGTTGAAACTGATGTACAAGATAAAGAAGAATTACCCTGGGAATAATGGAAACATTTTATAATGCAAATCACGCTTTCAATCATTATTGGAAATTAATACCTGAAGCAGGTAGAGATTTTGCTAATACAAAAGCAATGTTTAATATAGGTTTTTATATACAAAATCCTGCTGATAATTTAATAACAAACCCAATAAGAAAGTGGAAAAAAGAATATGCCGACGCTGAGTGGCAATGGTATTTATCAGGTGATAATAACATTAAAAAACTAGGCGATATATACGGCAAAATACCTCCTATATGGGAGCGTATGGCTGATGAAAATGGTTATGTTAATAGTAACTATGGTTGGCAATGGATGCGTAATGGTCAATATGACTACATTGTAGACATCTTAAATAGAGTTGAAGATACTAGGCACGGTGCCATAAGTATATATGATGCTAAAGAAAACGAAGAGTATCACAATGATACGCCGTGTACTTACGCGGTACAATTTACGATACTAGATAACAAACTAAATATGTCTGTTTATATGAGATCTAATGATCTCTGGTACGGCTTTTGTAATGATCAATACTGTTTTAGTATGTTGCAACAAATGGTTGCTAAGGATACAAATAAAGAGCTAGGATGGTACTACCATCACGCACATAACATGCATATTTATAACGATAAATTATGAAGTATTTTATTTATCATATTCCTGGTAAAAAAATAGGTGTTACCTGTGATCTTATTAACCGGGTCACTATACAACAAGGCTATGGACCAGGCGAATATGAAGTATTAGAAGAACACGATGACCTTGATATTGTATCTATTAGAGAGATACAATTGCAAAAAGCTTTTGGCTATAAGGTTGATCGTACATTATATAAAAATTTAAAACCAAAAACCACAATGAAAATAAATATAACAGAACAAACCACAACTTTTCCTGTGCCTGTTGATAAACTTAAAGGTAGATTATTTGATGTCATAGGTATGGAGTGGGATACCGAACACGGTAAGTTTACAATAAATAGTGAAACAATACAATGGATAATGAAAAATGTAAAAACATCTATGTATAATCCTAATAGATCTTACATTTACAATAAAGCGTTTGCTGCTTTTACTAACAAACCTGTAAACAAAATAACATCTAAAAAACCTCTTAAAATGTTTACAAACATACGAGACTGGGCTGATCAAAGAGGTATATACAAAGATGGTGATTCTAAAACGCAGCTTATAAAACTACAAGAAGAAGTTGGTGAATTAGCTAAAGCTGTATTAGAAAATGATAAACCAGAAATAGTTGATGCTATTGGTGATTCAGTAGTTGTATTAACTAATCTAGCTACATTATCTGGCTATAACATAGAAGATTGTATAGCATCCGCTTACAATGAAATATCAAGTAGAAAAGGTAAAATGATTAACGGTACATTTGTTAAAGATGAAAATTAATACCGAAGATAAAATAGTACAAGCTGTTATAGCTAAAATGGACAAACGTAGTTTAGTTGGTCAACAAAAGTACGGGCAAACAATGCACAATGAAGTAACAACTAATAAAAAAAATCTATATGATTTTTTAGTTGATGTACAAGAAGAAATAATGGATGCGTTGTTATACATTGAAGCTGCAAAAACTTGTATCAATGAGAAGAAAGATTAGAAGAAAACGTGGTCCCGTTGTTAGTAAAAAAGTTACTGTTGACGGGATTAAATTTGCTAGTGGACTTGAAGCTTATATGTACAAAGCTTTAAAAAAAGCTAGAATAAAAGCTCAATACGAACAAAGATCGTTTGAGTTAATACCACCATTTGAATTTAAAAACCTTTCATACGAAAGACAATCAAATGGTAAAGGTGATATGGTTAATAGAGGAAATAAAAAAGTTTTAGCTATTAAGTATACACCAGATTTTGAAGGAAAAAACTTTATCATTGAGTGTAAAGGTAGAGCTAACGAATCATTTCCAATACGTTGGAAGTTGTTTAAAAAATACGTAGCAGATAATTTACCTGATATAACTCTATACAAACCACAAAGACAGAGTGAGTGTGATGAAGTAGTTAAACTAATTAAAAATGGCTAGAAGATTAAATTTACAAGCATATAGATTTAAACCTAAAAAGAAAAGACCAGGTATACATTCTAAAAATAGAAACACAAATCAACAGCATGGTAAGTATTATTCTGGCTCTAAATATAGAGGACAAGGAAGATGAAATTAATTAGATGGGAGTTAAGTTTTGGTATATTTACTGGTTTACTCTTCGGCTACAGACAGTATGTAGACGAGCAACAACAAAAAATAGACCATGTATTTTATGTATTTTTATTTGATATTTGTTTATCTTTACATTACGATTAATTATGGGATTATTTGACAACAGAATAGCATATAAACCTTTTGAGTACCCAGAGTATTATACAGAAGGTTGGTTAAAACAAGCACAAGCTTTTTGGTTACATACAGAAATACCAATGAGTGGCGATGTTAAAGACTGGAACGAGAAGTTAACTGACGCTGAGAAAAATTTAGTAGGTAATATATTACTAGGCTTTGCGCAAACTGAATGTGCTGTGTCTGATTATTGGACACAGAAAGTAGTTGGTTGGTTTCCTAAACATGAAATACAACAAATGGCAATGATGTTTGGCTCGCAAGAAACAATACACGCTGTGGCTTATAGTTACTTAAATGAAACATTAGGCCTTGAAAACTTTGAAGCGTTTTTACATGAGCCAGCGACAGCTGATAGATTTGATAACTTAGTTAGTTATGATGGCACTGATCCAGTTGGTATAGCTAAATCATTAGCTGTGTTTAGCGCGTTTGCTGAAGGCGTTTCGTTATATTCTGCTTTTGCAGTATTATATAGTTTCCAAATGAGAAACTTATTAAAAGGTATTGGCCAACAAATGAAATGGTCGGTGCGTGATGAATCGTTACACAGTAAGATGGGTTGTAGATTATTTAATCATATGTGTGAAGAAAAAAGTATGCTTAGAAAAGCATGCAAGCCTCATATTGAAGATGCTGCAATGACTATGGTTGAATTAGAAGAAAAGTATATAGACAAGATGTTTGAGATGGGTGACCTTGAAAATTTAAAGGCAGAAGATCTTAAACAATTTATTAGAAAAAGAGCAAATGAAAAAATGGTGGAACTCGGATACAAAGAAATATTTGACTACCAAGAAGAAAAAGCTAAGAACCTCGATTGGTTCTATCATCTTACTGGGGGTCATACTCATACCGATTTTTTTGCTATTAGGTCGACCGACTATAGCAAAGCAAATGAGGGAGAAGATTTCGAAAACATCTGGTAAATAATATGAGAAAAATAATATTAACATTATTCATGTTGCTCCTGAGTTGTGTTCCAAACAGGTGGTTTAAAGTATACTACGATGAAGTACGTTGGTATGAGTTTAAAGATAATAAAGGTTTACCTGTATTAAGAACTCGTGAAGAACTAGTTTTAGAAGATACTACCTTTTGGAATAACCATGAACTAACAGGAATTATATTGAGAGATGTGGAGCAATAGATGGATAAAAGGTCAGGACTACCCAGAGTGGGCAGACGCTGACGTATACAAAAAAACAATAACAGGTGGTTATTTATTTAACGGTGAAACACCTAGACAAGCTTACAAAAGAGTTGCAGATACTGTAGCAATGAGACTTAAAAAACCAGAAATGGCAGATAAGTTTTTTGAATACATATGGAACGGTTGGTTATGTTTAGCTTCACCTGTTTTATCAAACACTGGAACAGAAAGAGGTTTACCTATATCTTGTTTTGGTATTGATGTTGCTGATAGCATATATGATATTGGCAAGAAAAATTTAGAGATGATGTTGCTAGCTAAGCATGGTGGTGGCGTAGGTATTGGTATAAACCAAATAAGGCCAGCAGGATCAGAGATAACAATGAACGGTACTTCAGATGGTATAGTTCCATTTTGTAAAGTATACGACTCAAGTATACTAGCTACAAATCAAGGTGCTGTACGTAGAGGTGCTGCTTCAGTCAACTTAAATATTGAACACGCTGACTGGGAAGACTGGCTGGAAATAAGAGAACCTAAAGGTGATGTTAATAGACAGTCGTTAAACTTACATCAATGTACTATTATTGGTGATAAGTTTATGAGAAAGCTAGCAGCTGGAGATAAAGTAGCAAGACGTAAATGGGGTAAATTACTTCAAAAACGTAAAGCAACTGGTGAACCTTATGTAATGTTTAAAGGTAATGTTAATAAACAAAACCCAAGTATGTATAAGGATAATGCTTTAAAAGTATTTATGACTAACATATGTAGTGAAATAGTATTACACACGGATGAGAACCATAGCTTTGTTTGTTGTTTATCTAGTTTAAATCTAGCTAAATATAATGAGTGGAAAAATACAAACTTAATATATGATAGCATATGGTTTTTAGATGGTGTATTAGAAGAGTTTATACAAAAAGCTAAGAACAGAAGAGGCTTTGAAAATGCAGTTAGATTTGCAGAAAAAGGTAGAGCATTAGGTTTAGGTGTTTTAGGTTGGCATACATATTTACAACAAAAAGGTTATCCTTTTGAAGGATTATTAGCACAACATGAAACAAGAAGAATTTTTAGTCAGATTAAAATCGAGAGTGAAAGGGCTAGCATGGCGCTGGCAGAGACGTATGGTGAACCGTTATGGTGCGTGGGTACCGGATTTCGTAATACTCATCTTCGCGCTATTGCACCTACCGTTAGTAATTCAAAGCTTGCTGGTAATATTAGTCCAGGAATCGAGCCTTGGGCAGCTAATGTATTTACGGATCAAAGCGCGAAAGGCACGTTTATACGTAAAAATCCTACTCTTGTCAATGAACTTAAAAAGAAAAAGTTAAACACTGATAAGATATGGAATAAAATACTAGCTGACGGTGGATCTGTACAAGATATTAAAGAGCTAGACAAAGTAACTGTAGGTGAACATGATGTTCCTATAAAAGAGGTATATAAAACATTTAAGGAAATAAATCAACTAGAGTTAGTTAATCAAGCAGGTATACGACAACAGTATGTTGATCAAGCTGTAAGTTTAAACTTAGCTTTTCCTGCTCAAGCTGATCCTAAGTTTATAAATAAAGTACACTTAGAAGCTTGGAAAAAAGGTATTAAAACTTTGTATTATATGCGGACAGAATCAGTGCTGCGTGGTGATATTGCAGCTGCCGCTACTAGTGAAGATTGTTTAAGTTGTGATGGTTAGTTGTTGAGAGAGGGGTTAGCGCCCCTCTTTTTTTTTAATCACCGCAGGGTTTACCTGTTGCGATGTTAACCCATTTTTCTTTTTTAAACCAGTCTCTTAGTGTTGCTCCTTTCTTTCTAGCACCTTTTACAAAACTGGATCTTGCTCTTTTATATTGGCCAGCCCTACCTGCTTTTTGCTTTGCACGTATAACTTTTTGCCTTTCAGCTTTACTCATGCTTCTATACTTAGCATAAGGTAAACATACTTTTTTAGTTCCACCTCCTTTTATACTCATGATTTTTTACCTAATCTTTTCATTGCTGTATTTCTAGCACACTTCATTTTACGAGCGTAACTAGGATTTTTCTTTCTATTAAAAACTATTTGTTGATTTAAACTACCAACAATAGCTTTTTTATTTCCACGTCTACTTTTTATTAACCAGCTAGCAAGAGCACTACAAGACAAGTTTTTAAACTTACCTTTAGCATCTGCATATTCACTGTCTTTCCACTCTGGTCTTTTACTTTTTGCCATGTTTTCTTTTTAATGCTAATTTACAACGTTTAGCTATACGAGCTTGTTCTCTTTTACCCGCAGCTTTTGATCGCTGCTCAACAACAGTTAATATCTGTATTTTACGAGCATACGGTTTATTAATTCTTTTTACTTTAGCGCAAGTTGCAGTAGCATCAGCTGGTGTTGCAAACTTTATACTAACAGTATCTTTAGGATTTTCATCTGTATATAATCTTCTACCACTACCTTTTGGTTTTTTACCTGTACCAACTACTGGATCTGCCATTATACTTTATCTTTTACGTGTTTATACATAGCGTTACCAAGCATTTCACCAAGCGCAGAGTCTGATTTGTAATGTGCTTTAGCAACGTTTCTACTAAATGAAATATCTTTACCTGCTTTTAAAAATTCTTCAGCAGCTATTGGGTACTTATCAGATAAAACCCTAGCAACTAAAATACCTTGAGCTGAATGACCAGATGGGTACGATGGTGTCTTCATTGAATTAAGCTCATAGTTATCAAGCTTTATATTAAATTGTTCAGCTAAATCTTTTGGTCTTGGCCTGTTGAAATAATTTTTTAGCTTCATTATTACAACGCTACTTTCTTCTATTAAATCATTTACTAAATCACCTGGGTATTCTATATCGTATTTATCTGTTACTTCTTTAAACACGTCATACACCTCATCTTTTCTTTCAACAAAATCTCTATTACCTTTTATATTCTCTAGCTGTTTTAGTTCTGAGTACGTTGTAATAGATTTATCGCCAGGCGGTTTTATTTTTTTAAATCTAGCTAAATTAAAATTTTTAAATAAACTCATTTTACTTTACAGTTATGCATGTTAATAAACCAGTTGGCTAGCTGTACATCTCTTTTAGTTGCGCTTGGTCGTGACTTTAATTTTTTAACTTTAGAACAAGTTACATCACCACCGTATAATTTATTTATACGCGCTTTGAGTACACCTCTATACGCCTTAGCCATTACTTTTTATTTAAAAACTTTCTAGGATTACGTGTACATCTTACACCCCAACCTGAAGCATAAGCACTTGGCCATACCTTAAATTTTCTTTTAGCCGCAGCTTTACAAGCTGGACTTATTTTAGTTCTTTTTATTGCCATTTCTTCTCATGTTAAATTGTTTGTTGTAAGGCACTAAATTATTTAAAGCCTCTTGTCTAGCCTCACAACCACAAGGTATATTTAAACCATCTGATATAATATCAACTGCTTTTCTTATACCTGTTGCTTTTGTAAATCTAGCTACTGTATCTCCTAAACCTCTATCTTGTTTAAACATAATTTTAATATTTACCTCTTACACCTTTTGGTGATGATTTTTTACTACCACCACTACCAGCCCATAAATTTTTACAGGCCCAATATCTTGCTGTTAATTTATTTTTAGCGCTACTACATCTATGTCTAGCTCTAAAACTTTTTCTTGCTGCCGCAGAATAATTATGTCCATATCCTTTAGCGCCAAAATGTATTAATCTTTTTTTACCACCAGCACAAGCGAGTACCATACGTTTTTTACCCTGTTTAGTAGAGCTACGTACTTGGTTGCATTTCATTTTTGATGTATCTACTCTTGCCATATTAGTTAACTTTTTTACCACCAGATGTAGCTGGATTACTTGCCACAGGAGCGCCACTTCCACCTGTTGTATTACCACCATAACTCTGTGTTCCTGATGAGCTACCTATACTTATTGGAGCACTATTATTAACATTTGGATACGGTGTTATTTGTCCATACGTTCCGTTAGCTCTACCATGGTATCTCCACCTATCATTATAATATCTATAATCATAATGGTGATCATAACCTGGTACATAAAATCTATTATCTTGCCATCTAACAAAGTCATAACCAACAACATTATACATGCGTTGCGGTTGTATATCTTGTATTCTTATCTTAACGGTATCACCCATTTCAGTTAATGCTAAAACATGTGTAACCATAATGTTGTTACCTCTGTATAAAAGGTCTGAGCAACCTGATAACATAGCTGAAATTAATATGATAAGCAATACACTTATTGCTATTAATCTACCTCTGTCTCTTTGTTTGTCTGTCATTAGTCCCAAATTTTTACGTATAAACCCAATATTAAAATTATTATAAGTATAGATATATATGCTACGCCTAATACAAATGCTACTTGATTATCAGGTCGCATCATATCCCATCTATTCTTTATATCTTGTAGTATCCTCATGTTCCATGTCTTTTACTATAGTCCTAGTTATATACGCCAACACGCCAAATATCATCATTGGTATTAAATCATATCCCGTATAAGCTGTACCTAGTTCTTCCATCTTCCTTATAAGCCACTAAACATTTATTTCTGTTTTCACCAGGATTAACGTAGCTTACATGTACCCAATCAGGGTTTTGATGATCACCAAACTCCCATATCATTTGATCAAAATCTAAGTTACCACGTATATAGTTAAACATCTCTGCGTTTGTTTTATGCCCATACGTGTCATCTATATCGACAGCTTGACCAATCATATGCTGTGACTTTGTACTTCCACCAATAGCTTTGTTAAGCTCTGGTCCTCTATAAAAAGAGTTAATTCTTATTGGGCCACCTACCCAAGACCTTAAAGGTTCAAATATCTTATTAGCTACTAACTTCATGTTATCTAGGTGTTCTTCTGTTGGTGTATTATCTAAACCTAGTCTCATAGCCGTAACACTACGAGTAGCTTCTTTCATACTAATATGTTTACTTATCATATATTACTATTTAGTTTTCCAATAAATGTAGTTACTGTTTATTGTAAAATTATCAACACTATCAGTATTAACTACACTTGATGTTTTATCTACAAAAAACCCAGCATCTTCTACCGCGTTTTCTATAGTAAAAAAATCTATAAATTTATTTTCTTTAAAATATATTGTATATGTTGTTTCTTCTAAGTTAGGTTTAACGCTGTCTACAAAGTGTATTTTTTCTATACCTTTCTGTATACTAAATGAACACATGCTACAAGTTAAGCCTGTAGCTTTTAATGTAACACTATGCGATATTAAAGCATAAAGTAAAACATTAAGTATCATTACCTTTTATATACTTTGTTTTCTAAGTCGTTAACCTTACCTTCTAGTTTTTCTATTTCTTTTTCTAAGTAGTGTACTTTTTGTTTTAAAAGTGCGCCATCTGCTGTTTCTTGTACCTCGTACACAGGAAGTTGTTTAGCAACTTCTATCTCTTGTTTCAGTTTATTATATCCAGTTACACCAGATATAAGAAATCCGACAACAATAGCTATGCTTTTAATATCAAGCTTTATATCCGGCTTTTTATCGCCGTCAATATCAATACCTACTTGTTTATCTAATATTTCTGCCATTATGAGAGTGATTTAAAAAAGTCATACATCTGTTTTCCTATTAAACTAAACACACCTAAACCTAACGCACTGCGCCACTTTATAGTGTCTTTCCTAAAATTTGAATTTTGTTTTACTTCGGCCCATATACCCTCGTTTGGATCGAATAAATTTTGTTTAATAAAACGAAGATCTTTTTTAACTTCTGTATGAGCTGTTTTATTATCTTCATTTAAATTGTTTATTTCGTTAAATATCTGTTCTATCTGATATTCTATTAACTGTAAAGTTTCTTTTGTTGTGGGGTTTTTTTGAGCTGCCATAGTTAATTATCACTTAATTTAGTATAAAATTATCTCTCTTTTCTTATTTTTTCTTTTCTTACCAGTGTTTTGTTTGTTTGGCTGTATGCCTAAGTCCCACGTATTCCAACCTAAAACTAAAGCAACGCGCTGCCAAGCTTCGTTGTTTTTATCTAATGCCGCTCTAGCGTTATCAGTAATACGAACCGCCCTATCAAGAGGCACGTTAGTTACAGCGGAAACTGTATTAGCAACCGCATCATAAGCTGGATTATCTATATTAAAACCCATTTCAGCTATCTCATCTCTATTAAACTTAACAGCCTGTGTTGCTGAATATAATTTTCTTATTTTACTGCCTATTGGAGGTGACAAGTTGACACCCTCTATTATAGTATAAGCGTGATCTGCTCTCGATCCTTTTTTCTCTTGCTTTACAAACTGCAGTGCTATGTTTTTTAATGTTGATGCTGCAGCACCATAAACACCAGTACCTCTTAATATAGTATCTGCCATGCTGTTAGCTATTCTACTATATCTTTGTTTCTCTTTTTCTTCTTCTTCGTCGCTAAATGCTAAAGCAAACAATGCGCTTTGTAGCGCTGAGAATATAAAGTTTTGTATAGCACCATAATATAATATTTTTGATATGTTTGTTTTAGCATCACCTCTACCGTTAGCTAAATCTAAAGCAGCTTTTTTTATCATACGGGTGTATTGCATTGGCGTGTTTTGAAACGCTAATATAAATCTACCAAGTGGACCAGCTTGTTGTTGTGATATTTTATCTGGTCTAGCAGACTGCTGTGCGTCTTCAGATGTTTCTTGCATGTCCGCAAACGCTCTTGCTTCAGCTTCAGCTTGATTTAATCCTTGCTTTACATAACTGCTTACTCTGTTTCTATAAAACCCTGCGCCACCCATACATATAGCAAAACTATCACCCATTTGTGTTGGTAAATATCCTTTACCTAATATATATGATAATATAGCACTTACTTTATTTTTAGAATTAGCGGCTTGATTTACTATTTCAGAAGCGCTAACATCTGTTTGTAATCCTGCTCTTCTATTTTTTAAGAAGTCTGAGTTCCATATCATTGCAAAATCTTTTGCAAACTGTGGAAAATTAGCTACAGTAGCCATGTATTTTATCGGATTATTATCACTCCAGTTTACAAAGTTAGCAAATGATATTGTCTGTAATAAAGCAGACCTTACATTTAAAAACATTATATTACCTACAGCGTTGTTGATCCAGCTGGTAAAATCATTAACTAACTTATTTTGACCTGCTGGTCTATTGCTACCAATTTCCATACGATACAATATATCTTCTAATGCTTCTCTATAAGATCTACCGTATAACGCTTCTAATTTATTTAAATTGTCGCTTGTGAATATTTCATTTTTGTTATTTACCCACTCAGATAAATATTCAGATCTATTTACTTTATTATTTAAATCTTTTAAATCTTGTTCAACTGTAGATGATAACCAAGAAACATCAGTTGGCACTATGTATCCTTCTTGTTTATTCATTATTTGCGAAACTCTATCAGCGTACTGCGTTAATTCAGGATTAGCTTCAACTATTTTAACTAAAGCATCTGTGTCTCTTTTTGCTATACCAGGTATATCAATGTCATTTTTATTCATTAAATACACACGTATAGCTTGATCAAAAGTAAAGTTGTTATAATCAGTAGCTTGTAATAAGTTTCTTTTTACGCTTGGTAAATCTTTTTTTAACTGAGCGTACTCATTAGCTATTTTTTGTTTAGCCGCGTTAATATCTCTAAATGCTCTAGCAAAAGGTTTAATTAAGGCGTCTTCAAAAAACTGCATTTGCGACTCTCCTTTCTTACCTTTGCCTACTAGCATATATAATAAACCTTTAAAATCCTCCGCCGATGGCGGCACAAATAACCTTGACCAGAATTTATCCGCTTTAGCGCCACGCACTTTAGCTGCGGCTTCAGAAAATCTAGCTTCAGGATCAATACCTTTATTTTCAGATACTATTTCGTTAAATCTTTTATTTAAATTTTTACTAAATTGTATCTTAGCTTGCTGCACATCATTTTTTACATCAGCTACGTTTAAAACTTCTTGTACGGCCTCAACGTTTTTATATGCATCATCACCAAAGAAAAAGTTATTATAACCTTCTTCAACTTTTTTAGTTACAAATTTTGCTTTAGCTTGTGGACTACCGTCTTCTAAACCAGTTATATTTTCTAATCTTATATCTAAACCTACACCCTTTAAAAACTTTTGTATAGCTGGCGCTGCGTTTTGTGGTCTTGCTGTTAATATAAATATATCTTTATTACCAAACTTACCTTTTATCTTTTGTGCCAGCTCAAAAAATGGTCCTTTAGTTGCGCCTTTTACTTTATTAAATTCAGCAAAATCAAACTCAGCTCCGTCAGCCTCAAGTTGCTCTGCCTCTCTAGCAAACTCAGCTGCGTCTATCCTACTTACAGCGCCATCAGGCATTGTGACTTTAATTTTTTCTTTAGTGTTAGCTAGCGTTTGGTCAAAGTCAAATATTGAAATACCTTTTTCTGGTCTTGGTACTCTTGAAAAGTTTAAAGCTCTATCAAGCGTTTTTAAATCTTCTACTTGCTGTTCAACTGGTTTACCTTTAATTAAGTTATCAAACAGCTGTTCATTTAATTCAGCTGCTTGCTTTCTTATTTCCGCAGATTCTTTTGATATAGGGTTTCCGTAACCATCTATACCAAGTTCTTCTGTTAAAGGCTGACCTGTTTTTAATGATATTAAATTATCAAGATTAACATTAGCTTTAACATACCTACGTAAATGACTATGTTTCATGTAGTCAAAATCTTTACCACTATGATCTTTTAAAGATGTTACTTTACCAAAGCTCTCATGGTTTTTATCAGTTACTAGTTCTTTAGTTTGATTTATTTTAGTGTCTTGAGATCTATCAATGCCATGTAAAACGTACTCTTTTTTTATTTTATTAAATTTATTTAAGAACTCTTCTCTGTTATTTCTATTATCAATTACAGCTTGCATAATATCTCTAGCTGCTTGTGACTGTGGATATGCATGCTCTAATACTATATCATCAGATTTAAAATCCATGTGCGTAGCTTGAGCACCATTTCTCATAGGGTGTGTTTTAGAGTTAGTTGATGCTTGCATGTATGTCATTATTGGTAAAACATATTTTGTATCTCTCGATACAGCATCAAAAATTCTCATCCACATTTCATCAAAAGTTTTACCAACCTGCTCGTTAAACTTTTGTATGTCTTTTATTTTACCTTGGTCAAACTTACCATCTTTAAAAAATGTTGTTTTAAAATTAGGGTTACCTGTTGGTTGATTATCATTATCAATTTTAATTCTTAATTTTTGTAACTCTGGTATAATACGTTTTCTATCTGGATGCTTGCCAAATAAACCAGTCCATAACTCAGCGTTTAATTCACCACGTCTATTAGCAATGTTAACTCCTAATATTCTATCACCTAAAACTTCTATAATTAGAGGCACCATGTCGTTTATGTAAACATCAGGGTTGTCTAAAACATTAACATAACCTTCAATGCCGTTGTTTTCTAGTAACGCTTTTGTGTTTTTACTAAACTGAATACTAGATTTACCAGCAGCTAAATCACCTATAATACTTTGATTAATCTCTTGATTTGTTAGTTGCTCACGCGCTATACTATTAGTAGCTAGTTTACCATATAATGACATCATAGCTTTAACAGCTTGAGCTTCAGGTGTTCTTGGTCCAAAGTCTGTAGATTTTTTACCTTCAACGATACCAAAAGCTTCTAAAAACTCTTTTTTGTTTATGTTAGCGTTTTTAGTAAACGGTGATAGCCCAGCACCTTTTGTTATTCTACTTTGTTTTGTGTAAAATTTATTTAACAAACTCTTTGGTACACCTGTAGAAGTACCAATTAATTTTTCTGTAGCAGCTTCTGTTACTGCGCCTTCAGGTAATAAAGCAATTAAATCTAACGCGTTAGCTCTAATAAATTTTAAGGCATTTTCTTTTTCTTGCTTAGTTAAATTAGCTGTAGCATCAGTAATTTTCTTTGCTGGTACATTAAATATTTTAGCTGTTATTGTTGAGGCTAAATCTTTTAAGTTTTTAAAATTTGCTTTTTCTAAATTTACATCTTGTAAAGCGCTAACAACCTCTTCAGTATATTGTTCTTTTATAGTTTCATCTCTAGCTAAATCTATAGGATTTATTTGTCTAGCTTTTGGCTTTGTTTCTATTTCAGGCGCTGCAACTTCTTCTGCCGCAATGCCTCTAGCTTCATCAATGTCTGTTGTAAACTCTTCACCTAAAATTCTACGTGAAGCTTCAATAGCCCTAGCCGGTAAAAACTTATTTATATACGCTGCTAATGGTACACCAGAGTCTGGCTTGTACTCGTTAATTAAGTCTATAATGCCACGTTCACCCGTTTCTATTTCTTCTGTTAATAAAGTTTTATCAAAGTTAGGCGCTCCTCTACGTTTCTCTACTATTTTATTTGTAATGGGCTTAAATAACTCTATAATATCAAATGCACCAGCTGGACCCTGTAGTTGATATATTTGCTGTACCTGATCTGATGCGTTTCTTGAGTCTTGTTTTCCAGTAGCATCGAGATCTTGCAAGTCACTTAAATCTCCTATAATATCAGAAACTTCTTGCGTAAACTCTCCTTGCTTAACGCTTTCTTGGTATGCTTTTAAAAAGTTAAATACACCGTTAGCATCGCCAAAATCCATATTGTTAATATTATACTCTCCAAATATTGATTTTAAAAACTCACCTATACGTGTGAATAAATTTTTCTCAAAAGCTATTTCAGATTTATTATCTGCTACAGCATCAAGAAATACATTAAAATATTCTGTTGCTTCTTCTTGTTTAGTATAACCACGGTTGGTCATTTCTTGATCCATTAACCGTCTTTGTTTACTAGATAATATACTTTTAAAATCAGCAACTTTAGCAGCTTGACTTTCACCTGAACCAAATACTTTATTTAAAACGGGGTGTAGTAACTCATGGCTAGCAACAGTTACTTGGCCATAATTTTCAGCAGCGTTTTTATTAATAAAAATACTATTAGTTGCTTTATCGTAAAACCCAGACACGCCGCTAGCTTGTAAAGCTAATTGTTTATCATTTAACTTACTACCTTCTTCTGTATTCTTGTATGCGTCTTGAAAACCTTTATCATCTAAAACACTAACTTTTTTTATACCTTGTTTTTTAGCTAGTTTTTTTACAGATGTAACGTCTTCTTGTAATCTTCTTTTTGTAGCGTTATTATATAACGTTGAGTTTTGTTTTATTAATAAATCATATTTTGATTTTACAGGCTTATATACTTCAGAATTAACATCAAGCTTTTTTAGTTGCATTTGAACTTTAGCTATTTCGTTTTTGTTTTTTGCATAAGTTCTTAGCTCAGTTTCATTCATATTGTTAAGCTTAGTTGATACTTCATTTTTTAGCTTAACTATATTTCTGTTTTCTTTGTTTATTTGATCTTCAATTAAAGATTTTGTATCAGCATCAGCACCATCTGATTCACGTACTAATTTAGATATTCTATCACCAGAGCTTTCTATTTGCTGTTTGACTTCATCTGGCATTAATATCTGTTCTAATCTTCTTCTTTCATTACGATTACTTATATTACCTAACGAACCTATAGTACCACCCATAGCTGACCCTACTATACCAGCATCAAATAATCTGTATTTTTCTTTTGCCCAGTCAATACCTGATACGCCATCCGGGTTTAATATAGCAGCATCATATATCAAGCTTGTTAATTCAGTAGCTGCCTCTGATGCACCTTCTTGAGCTAAAGGTTTACCAAACTTTTGGAACATGGTTTTAGTACCACCTTTTATTATAGCTTCTGCTGCTTCTTTATTACCTTGCTTTACAACCAAACCAGCTTGTTTCATTAAACCTCTTGTAGCAAACTCAAAGCCAACTTCAATGGCAGATGTACCTATAGCACTAGCAAGTAATCTTGAATTAGCTTGCGTTGGATCTTTATCAAACTCTTCTAAATACTTATCACCAGCTAAACTAGTACCATATACAGCTAGAGCGCCTGGCCCTGAATACGCAGCTAATAAAGAAGGCGCTGATTTAAAAATACCAGCTACTATTCTTTCGCCTAACTCTAAATAATCACTAATGCTACTAGCTTTAGTAAAAGCTTCTGATATTGTTGGATCTTCGTATTCTTTTTGTATGCTTCTAAAATAATCTTCTGCACCTTTCCAAAAGTCAGGATTTAATAATATATTGTCTTTGTTCTCAAGGTAAGCTTCTCTTCTAAATCTAGCTTTATCATCTTCGCTAACATCGCCATCACCAAAGTTTTTTTCCCAAAACATCTTAGTGTTTAACGCTAAACCAACTGTTAAGTCTGACAAACCGCCTCCAATTTGCCCTGCAAAACCTTCGCCAAGCGCACCAACTAAATTTTGTATAGTACCTACTTCATCTTTTACGTTGTCAGGCGCGTACTGAGTTTGAAACTCATTTAAATCTTTAGTATACAAACCATCACGCGTGACAGTGTTATATACTTTTTCTCTATATTTTTGGTCATTAAACTGCTGTTTAAATGCGTCAAAAGATTTAGTATATAACCCACGATTTACTAAAGTGTTATATAATTTTTGTGTTGCCATATTATTAATCTAGTTCGCCTTGTGCTATTGTTTGCTGCGTTTCAATTTGTTTACCCGTTATTAAACCTTTGTTGCTTAAAAATAACGCTATCTCTTTTGGATCACGCAAGTTACCTTGGTACGGTGATATGCCGCCTTTATTATTTATAACATACATATCAGCATTATTAAACAGCTTATTAAAAATTTCTTCAGCTCTTTTTTTACCAGCTACGTTGTTTTTTGAAAACGCTTCTATTTCCTGTGGATTCTCAGTATATAGCTCAGGGTTATCCTGTGCTTTTTGGTAGAAGTTTTCAAGCGCTTCTTTTTTAGTTAATATTTCTAAGAAAGGATATGCACTAACTGATTTACTATATGTACTTTTTAGACCCATAACAATTTTTTCATTAGACTGCTTGTCAAGCACTTCGTAATCTAAAGGCCCTGGTGTATCAACTGGCCCCATACCACCTGTTATTCCCGTGCTAACAGTGTTTTGATCTATAATGCTTTGTATGTTATTTAATATAGCTAACTCACCTTCTTGTTCTTTTTCTCTTCTTTTTCTTTCTGCTTCGTTTTGAATATTAGTATAATCAGCTTTACCTGCATTGTATCTTTCTCTTAAAACATTGCCATATTTTTCTGCTAAAAAGTTTTTAAGCTGAGCTTGGTTATCTTTTTGTAAAAGCTCTCTACCAGTTAACTCACCGTATATAACTGTTTCTAAATCTTCATCTTTTATCATAGCTGGCGCGCCAAGAAAACTATCTCTTGCTAAAGACAGCAGTTTAGTATGATCTTCATTTAACCATATTTGCATTTTGTTGTTAGCAAGGTTTTCATCATAAAGCATATTATTACCTCCCATTGTTTTAAACGCATCACCTAATTTACTAAGCTGATCCATTTTTTCATCTGCTTTTAAAAAATACTCTTGTCTTTTAAGTTCTTTTATAACATTACCTTCAGCGTCTTTTATAATCATTGTTACTCTACCACTAGCATCAACCTTAAAACTAGGTCCGTTTTCAGATCCAGGATCTTGCATCGTTTCCATTATGTCGCCATAATTAAAATTACCTTTTGATATTTTTGTTTTATCAAAATCAAGTGTTTGTTCAGTGTCTAGTTGTCTCCACGCTTGAAGTTCTGCATCAAAGTTTTTAATGGAATTATTAACTGAGTTCATAGTTGATACGGCGTTAACATACTCTTCAGATCCAACAGCTGATGTAGCTGCTATATTTGCAGCGTTTATATATTCTGTTCTCTTGCCAGTTAAAAATTCAGTGGCCATATCAACGTTGTATTCGTTAATTTTTGAAGTGTCCATGTAGGCTTTTTGGTTTATAAAGCCAGCTAACTTAGCCTCTTTTTCTTTTATATTCTGAAAGTATTGAGCTCTAGCTTCTTCAAAAAATTTTGTTAAAGCTGGTGTTTTAATATTTTCACCTAATATTTTACCATAGTCAACAAAACGTCTTGCTTGACCTATTCTTCTTGCTCCTTGTATTAAATTTCCGTTTGCCATTTTATGTTGTTGTTGTTTGTCCTTTACCTAATAAACTTTTTAAACCACCGCCTATACTACCAAATCCTGTAAGGTTACCTTTTTCATCGTACTCAGCTGACGCCGCCGCGCCTGCCGCTGCTGCTCCACCTGCAAATTGCCCGATACCACCAACAATTGCACCTGTAGCATCTTTTCTCGCTTGATCAGCTGCCGCTAGTCTTTCTTGAGACATGCCTAATAATGTTGTTCTTTTATCTAGCTCTAAACCTCTAGCTGTTTCAGCTCCCATCCTTTCCAACCTTTGTAGATCCATAGCTGCGCCTGCTGTTCTAGCTTGATTTGCCGCTTCTTGTCTACCTATATCTGCTGCTGCAGCTTGCGCTGATGATGCTTCTTGCTGCGCTAATGATTGTGCCAAAGCCGCAATACCTGATCCACCTGCTGCGCCTTGTAAGTTTTGCATTAAATTAGCTGATGCTTGCTGCTGTTGCTGCCTAGCAAAGTTTGCAGCCTGCTGGTTGACAGTAAGATCTGCAAATGGGTTTTCCATATTTGCATATAAATTAGATGTATCTTGCTGTTGAAACTGTTGCATGTTTCTATCATACTCAGCTTGCGCTTGTCTTTGTTCTCTTCTTCGTGCACCGCTACCTATTATACCGCTAGCTATGCTGGTTAAACCTTGTACTGCTGAGCCTGCCGCTTCAGCTACTGCTCCTATTGCTTGTGGTGGAATCATAATTAATTAATTTTATTTTTATACATATATAATCACACGTTATTTGCTACTTTCAAATACTTCTGTACCTACTGAAAATAGTTCGATTTTATCTGTTGAATTATTTTTCATTTCTAGCTCTGCGTAATAACCTAAAATACCTGATGTACTTGCTTGGTTGTCTTTGCCAAAAAATATAAAGTCGTTTTGTGACGGCCTAACTACACTGTTAGCTACTTCTACTACTATAGTGTTATTTGTTCTATTAACACTAACACATTCGCCTAGCCTTACTATAGAAGAAGCTTCATTTGGTGTGTTTCCACTTGTTACGCCATAGTATATTATATCTTGACCAGCCAAAGAAGCATCACCTTTTGGCTGTAAAGATTTATTTATATTTCCGCTTATTGTTAATGTTAATTCTGCCATGTTATTATTTTTTATACACCAATTAAATCTACACTTATAGCTACATTGTATTCGTTGTTAGCAACTGTGTTATTTGGAATTAATGTAGCAGCCCAATTAAACGTTGCTTTAGTAGCTGTTAAAGAAGTAGGCTGTACGCTTTGTACTAAATTAGTTGTACTAGTGCTTAAACCAAAACCTTGTATTTGGCTACTATCTGTTATCGCTTGAACGTTTATTGTAACTTCATCAATATTAAATTCGCTAAAATCACCTGTCACTTCACCTGTACCAGTTGCAACATCAGCGCTACTTAACACCTGCGATCCTGATGTAAACGTAACTCCAGTTAAGTTTGTTTCACCAGCATCATTAGCAGCAACAGTAGGTGCTAATGTAACATACTGATTGCTAGATAAACCAGCACTTAAATGATTAGCGAGATTAATGTTAACAGTATCGTTATCTGTACCAAACTGAGAAATTAAAGCCGTGGCTCTATATGTAGCTGATTTAGGTGTTGAGTTGTTATCTAATGTTATGCTGTGATTATCGATAGTAACTTTACCACCATCATTTAATGTTAGCTCTCTAGTTGTGTTATTAGTTGAAGCTATATCACCCGAGAAGCTACTATACTGTGGTGTACTTAATAGTACAATATCGTTTGTTTCCGTTACAGTAAACTCTAACAACACACGTTGCGTTTGAGTATCGCCAGCAGTCGATGTAACTGTTATGTTACTTGGTGTTATTGTTTGATTTCCGTTTGACCCATCAATAGCATTAACGTTTGTTGGTGTAAACCTTATAAATACTTCTTTTTTCTGATCAATAGTAAATGTTCTTGTTGTAGCGTTACCAGTATTCCAACTAACCCCACCGCCAACAGCAGTTATAGTAGTTGTGTAAGTTTTGTTAGCTGTTACACTTGGAAAATCAATAGTTGTAGATGATGAGCCTTGCGTACCTATAGTTAATGTTCCACTTTCAGTAGAGCTACTTGTAAAAGTATTACTAGAAAAATCATACGTATTGCTACCATCAGATATAGATAATTTATACGTAGCAGTAGGATCACCATAAACACTTATAACCCTTTCAGCGCCAAAGAAGTTCATATCAGTTTGATCACAAGTAAAGTTATATAATTTACCTGTTGATGCTTGATTATTTATAGCTCTAGCTACAAACCTTATTTTGTCTGTAGTTACACTTTCTTTGTCTCTAATTGTGTATGAAACTTGAAAACGCCTAGCTGTTAAATTACCATCACTATCGTTTGTATCTGTTACAATAACCTTGTAATTATCTCGATGCTTAACGTCAGTAAATATTATTTGCGGTTCACTAAAAAAATAATGATCTGCTGATGCAGTAAACGTTTGGTCTATCAAATTATTAAATTCAGCGTTATTTGCAGTATCACCGCTGTACGCGTTGTTTGTTGAGCTGCTACCAGTTGTGTTGTTAACATCTACATCAAAAGTACCAGATATTGTAAACGTTTCAACAGGACAAGCCGCGCTTGGTGTTATATTTATATTTTTATTTGCAGTTAAAGTTTCGCTGTTAAACGTTATAGTTAATGTATTATTTGTAGCGTTATACACTGGTTGGCCATTAAATTCAGATGGTAAGCTGTCTACACTTTGCGCTGAAGGAGGTTTACAGTTTTCATCAGCAGTAAACGTTAACACTACAGGATCAGTGTCTGCTATTTGACCAACACCTGTACAAGTAGCTGTATTACCGTCTAGTGTCCACACGGCATTGTCACTACTAACACCAGTTAAAGTCATAAGTTTACCTGTTGTATTAACTGTTATGCTTAAATTAAATAAACTTTGTCCATTACCACTTAATGCTGATAGTTTACCAACGCCTTGTATATTAAAATTTTTAGTATCAATATCTACACCACTTATAGCTTTACCTTTTATATAATTATACCACTTGTTTTCTTTGTCTTTAAACTGTTGTATTTCACCAGACTGTTGATCTGTTGTTATATTGTTTAAATACCACCCAGTTTTTGTTTGTGCGCCTGACGCATTATATTCTCTTGATCTACTACCTTCGTAGTTTATCGTTTTGTATTTTTTAATACTTGACGGTAAGTCATTAAGTAATAATGTTATTTGTGAGTCAACAAATGAGCCTCCATAAAAAGTATTTCGCGTAGCTGTATCTGTATGTTTCCACATATCACCACCACTAAAAGTATAGTATGTTTTATTTAAAGATATACCAGCTTCTGGTATATACGATTTTCTACTTTCCCAGCCGTTTATAGATTCAGCAAAACTTACAGTATCATTATTTAGCGTAACATTGTAATTATTACCATCTTCATCATATGTACCTAATACCGTTGTTGCTGCAGTTAAATTATCTGTAAAATAATTACCCATACCATAGTCAGATATTTTAGTTAATCCGTCCATTGATAATCTTAATACAACACCTCTAGCTTTATCAGTAAAATAAGCCCTATAGCCGTAACTAGCAAAACTCTCTGGGTTTTTAGCTATACCATATTCGCCAGCAAATGGTATTGCTGTGCCAAGAACATTGTTAGTTGAAGTTAAGTTTACGTTACCATCCGCATTAAATAAAGCGTCTTTATTAGCTAGTATTTTTAATACTTTATCTTCACATAAAGCTATTAAGTCTGTGTTTCTTGTGTGTAGTTTTTGTATTGATCCGTACTCTGGATTTAAATCTTTTGTTATTTTTTCACCAGCAATAAATTGATTTAATCTATTTATACCGCTTGTAGAATTATATATACCAGAGTATATTAAACCACTTTTCTTGTGCTCTTCTCTATACTGCTCTGCTAAAACAGTAGATACTCTTACACCTTTATCTATAGTTGGCGCATTAAAATCATCACGTATTCTGTTTGATTCAACACCATTACCAAAAGAAAAACAGTTAAAATAATCTAAAGTTTTACTTGTTGCTAAGTCAGCTATTGGATATGTCTTACTTGTTTCGTAATATAAATCTAAATCAACAGCTTGTTTTGGTTCTGTTTCAAACACAGCTGGGCTATCACTACTAAATGTATTTTCATTTATAACTTCACTAACAACTTCAAGAACTGTACTTGTTCCACTGTCTGAAGTAACACCTGATTGCACAGCGTTTTGCGCATTAAATGAAAGCTCTCTGTCTAACGTTATTGTATATCTTATACCTTTGTTGTCGGCTTTCTTACGCCTAATAGGGCCTGTACCATAGTTAAACACTTTGATAGGTGATGAGCTTATAATCTCATAGACGTTATCTGTTGAACCATCTGACCTCCAACGTAATAGAGTACCAGGAGCACGTAATTGTCCGTCTAGCTGCGCGTTAGCAGTTAAATTTACAACGTTTGGAAACAACGTGTGTGGCTCTTTATCAGGACCAATACCTATTAAACGTAGTTGTATTGTTTTTTTACCTGCTTGAGCACCTTTACCTACAGCTAAAGCGTTTTTATCTTCATCAAATCCACCAGACTTATCAATAGCAAAAAGCTGAGTATCTGAAAAATCTGCTTTAGTGTCATGTTGCGTATCTATTTTAAATATGTTTTGCGCGTTTTTAACTTTATATACTCTATCAACAGCTTTAGTTAAAATACTTTTATCAAGTGTTGCGTCTCTAGGTACTTTAACAAAAAACCTACCAACAAACTCAGGGTTATTTTCGTCTATCTCTTCTTGTAATACCTCTAATGATAAGCCAGCTGTTTTACTCGTTCCTGTTCCTACAAAATCTATATCGCTACCAAAAGCTTCAGCTATGTTAAACGTCCAAGTATCCGCAGCTTCTGTTAAGTCTCCAGTAGTACCTGCGTCATTAACATTTATGCTGCTTAACTGATATAACTCTGATGCGTTTGAACTAGTTGATATACGTATATACTTATCAGTTACAGAAGTTGTGTTTAAATCTTTTAAAACATTTATCTCAGATCCTTTAACCTTAAATGATAAAAATCCTTTTTGTGGAAAACCTTCAGCTGCATTTGAGTTTTCACCGAACTGCGTAGTAATTTTACCTAACGATGTTTTCTTTTGTTTTATAAATGTTGGTGCTTCATTAGCTATATCAAGTATTTTATACTTTACAGTTCCACCACTAGTATTAAAAACACTTACATTTTCTGTATGTTTCTTTTTTAATATTAAAAACGTTTCGTTATCTACTTTGTTTCTATCAGCTGATGAAAAACTAAGCCATACGTTACCGTCTTCTGCTTCGTAGTATCTATCTAATGCTAAGTTGTAATATTCATTAGAAGGCTCTTTAATATAATATCTATAATGTGTTGCCCAGGATGGAGCTGGTGTTGTTATTTTAGCTTCAATTTTATTGGCTGTATTTGACTGTATTTGATCAATTGTTATAACACCAGTATCGTCAGAAAAAACAGGCGTGTGTCTACCAAACTCGTCTAAATATATAACACCAAGCTGATATTTACGTATTGCCTTTAACGATTTGGTTGGTGTGTTTTCTGTTATTTTATTTGATAAAACGTTTGTTTGAAACGCAACGGTAGAACTAATTTTACCATCATCAGTTTGCTCGTCTTCAATATTATAATTTTGTATATAGTTACCAAAAACTAATCTATTACCTACAACGTCTTGGCTTAGCGCTTTTCTAGGCACATTATCATATGGTCTTATTAATTGATTAGATGGTACTGTAGCATATATTTGCTCTGACGTAATGTCAATTGTATCTTCGTTATTTTTTAAAGTTTTAACGGTATACACGTTAGTATTGTTTGATTGTTTAAATAACACATCAACTTCAACTGCATCTTTTGGCTTTGTGTCAAAAGTGCTTAACGTTATTTTTCTTACAGTGTTAACCATAGCTTTGTTAAATCCGCTTTTTGAATCAAACTTATAGCCGTTAACCTCGTCAGGTAAAAAAGCAACCTCACTAAATGGTGAAAAAGCAGAGTATTGACCATTTTCATATTTCCATCTGTATGCAAACCTTGGAAAAACTAACTCAAAAAATGGATCTTTTTGTTCTAATGCTACGTCCCACTGTACGTTAGCGCTATGTATAACGTCATCAGTTATACTTAATATTTTTGATTTAAATGTTTTTGCAACAGCTGACTCACTTTCTAAGCTAGTTAATACAACACGAACTTCGTATAAAATTGTTTCACCGCCAGCCTCTTCAACGGCTGAGTGAGTAAACTTTAAATTATCACCAACCTCAAAGCTTGGTTTTGGCGAAAATATTATATCACCTAGCTCTGTGCCTGGCGCTTTTGATCCGTTAGTATCACCAAAAAAGTTTGACGCAGAAGTAAAAGTTGAGTTTACAATACCACCGCGTAAACTGTTAGACATTGTAATATTAGGGGCGTTTAATGGTGATTTTTTAATTAACGTGATATGTTCTTTTAGAGCAGCATCTTGTGGCTGTGATTTTACTCTTAGTATAGTTGACGAGGAGAAACCCGGTGTGCCAAGTTTGCTTTTATTAATGTCAATTTGTTTTGGCTCATTAATATTATCGGTAAAATATAATATACCATCTAATATATTAGCAGCAGTTATAAACATACTAGGCGAGAAGTTTAATGCCCTTGGATTTACAATAGATAATGCTCCAGATATTGTAGCTGGGCCGCTGTTAGAAAGTGTTATTGTTTTGTTATCTGCTGATATGCTAGCTACAGTAGTGCCACTTATCACATTAGTACCGCTGATAGCAGCACCTACTTTTATATTAGGCTGTGCTGTATTAAATGTAATTGTGTTTGATGGCGAATTTGTGTAGTTTGCTGATGTTGTAAAATTAAAAAGATCTGTAAAAACAGAAGCCACACTATTTGTATTTTCGTCATACTCAGCTATAGCATCAACGTTTGTACCAGATATAAACCAATAAATTTTATTTTGTTCTTCATCTCTGACAGTTCCTATACATTTTTGACCAGTAATACCTAATGTTTGTGTGAAGCTTCTATCTTGAGCTTGAATACCTATTCTTGAATTACCTTTTATACTTTCAACTGAACCTTCGTCAGATGATTCTGAAGTTGAGATACTAATGTTTAACGCATCTCTATACTCGCCATTAGGCACTAACCTTTCATCAAGGTCTTTATTCATACGACTTGATGTGAAATTACGCTTCAACTCCGCCATGTGTTACTTAGTGTTTAATTCGTTTCGACTTACCTCTCATTACCTGAACTAGCTCTTCAGATTTAATATTTGATAATCTTATTTTTGCTTTCCTTATTTCTGCAAACTTTTCTTTTTTAAATCTTGCAACTAAATATTCAGGTGTATTAGCACGACTAGCTAAAATAGCGTGTGCTATAAATTTATATACTGCTTCTTCTGCAAACTTATGTACTTGCATTTCACCTTCAGTAGCTAAACTATCACTTATATATTTTATCAATATTGTTTTTTCTAACATATTAGAACTAAAATGTATTCTACCACGGCTATCATCAATATAAAATATACCATTGCTTTGTGCAAACTCAGGCTCTAAACCATATCTACCACCTTCATTTAATAAAGCACCTGGCTCATCTTCATTGTTTGTATCACCGCTATCAACGTTAGAACTCTCTTTATAACGCAGCCAAGAGTTTGAATCTGATGCTTCAGTTAAATTACCATCACTATCAAACTGATAATTAAAACTAGAGTCTTGCGATAAAGCTCTTGGATTACTAGTTTTTCTTGACTTATACAAAATATTTTCTATACCATTATCATCAACATAACATATCTTAACATAGTTAACATAATCGTGTGGTAGTGGTAAATTTAAATTAGAGCCAACTTCAACCTCTTGTGTTTTAATTGATTTTAAAGTATCATAACTAAGCTCTTGCAAAGCTCTTTGCGCGTGAAAAGCAACATCAGGCCTTTTAACTTTACTTATTATTTTACCTTCACCAACATATGTAATAATAAAGTTTGTTATTAAATCTTTGATGTTAATAAACTGATAGTTACCATACGTATTTAAATCGTCTGACGTATTAAAATTGTTATCAGCACCTTGATAATAAGACTGTTGTGTTCCCGTGAATAAAGCCATCTATTATAATTTTTCTTGTTGAGTTGTTTCGTTTTCTTCTTTATCAGTTAATTGATATAAACCAGGGTCTTTAATAGTTATACCAGCTAACTGTAATATCTTTTGTACTAACGTAGTTTCGTCTGATTCATGCAATTGAAAATTAACCGTGCCGTTAGAGTTGTGTAAAGCTTCACCTAATACTGTAGTAAAATTCCAAACTACATCAGCGGGTCTTGCTATGAAGTTACACGTTACGCCACTAGTTATTGTTGTTGGGTAAACTTGTATCGCTGTTTCAGATGTTTTAATATAAATAGGTCTTGACGTTGTTGGTGCTGTTAATGGTGAATTAATATAATTGTTTAATTCATTTTGATTAACGTGTTCTATTTCAATATACTGACCAGAGTTATTGTAACTCACAACACCTAATCTATATATATCGTTAGCGCCGGTGTTTGTTAAATCTCCTACACCACCTGATCCCATACCAACATCTTGTCTAAACTTTTCAAATATAGATATTTTTTCTTCTAGTATATCTACCATATCAGCGTGTTTTGTTTCGTTACCTGGCAGTCTGCTGAACTGATTTAAATCATAAAAGTATTGCTCAAATATTTCCATTTGCGCTTGGTTGGCTAACAAGTTAAACTCTTGAGGTGTTATATAACCTCTCTGCTCTTTATTAGCAATTGATAAAACCCTTTGATATACTGTATCTATTAATACTGCCATAATTTCTTTTTATATAGTGTAGCCACTCATATAGAGTGACTACTCTATAAGGTGATTATTTTTTTAATCTTTTTTCTATGTTCTTATAAACTTCTAAACCTTCATCTGTTTTAAAGAAGGCTGCTAGTGCTGAGTAAGGATGTTCGTCAAACGGAACTGTCATTACTTTTCTTTTGTTACTAGCCCAAGTAAATGTTCTTTGATCATTAGATAATCTTAATATATCAGCTTCAACAGCTTTAATACCAAAGTTTCTAACTTCAACATTATCATCATTTACAAGATTCATAAATAGCTTTGGATTTTTTTTAGCAAAAACCAAAACATCTCTTTTTAATTCTCTTGAAGTCATGTTACTAACTTCACTTCCTTGTTCAACTCTTAATATAGCTTCAGCGTGATCAACATCTAAATCTTTAGCTATATTTAAAGCTTCTATTTCCATTTCAATATCTACTAAATCATCAGTAGCTTCTTGAACTGCATCAAACTCTTCGTATACAATACCATTATCTGGATGATACATAGATAATAGCTGTTGTAAAGTTTGTTTTTCTTTTGGCACATTAAGTACACCGTCTTCAAATACTATATGGCCAAGTCTTGCGTCACCTTTAAATTCATCTACAAACGGTGTTTTTTGATTTACAGCATACTTAAGTTCTCTTTCGTATCCTTTTTCTTCGTCAAACCAATATATACCTTTACCTTTAATTGTACATGTTAATGGAGATCGACCGTCACGCAAAAAGTATACTCTGTCTTTTATCTCCCAATTGTTTTTTGTTTTTTTCATGATATAATAAAATTAAATATTAAAAAATAAAAAGGGCTAGGCGCCGTAGCGCCTAACTCTTTTATAATGTATTAGTTCAATAACATAAAGTTATTTGCTCCTTGTACAACTAAGCATCTTTCAGATAGATAATGTACTTCCATCTTGTCAATATCAGTTGTGATGTTTCCACCTACTGAACCAACGATCCAAGTTTTCATCCTTCTGTCATCAGCTTGAGAAGCTCTGTATCTAACGTGTAAGAAAGGTCTTGTTAAATTCCTACCTAGTGTTTCATCATAAACAGATGAAGTACCAGCTGGAATAATAACACCTCTTATGTCGTTATCACCAAAAGCACCTCTTGTACCTTGATCATTTAAGTATTTCCAGTCTTGCTTATAGAAGTCATAAGAACCTCTTCTAAATCCTGTAAATCCTAAATTAAGAGCCATATCTTCAGAGTTGTTAAATACCCCGTAAGAAGTACCACCAGAACCATATGAGTTCTGAGCTGCTAACATATCATCAATACTTAATGATACTTTTCTGTTAACATATAACATGTTTTCTTCGATTGCTCCTTGTGTATCAAACTTTTTGAGTATTTCATCAAAGTCATCTAAATCTTCAGCTGCAGTGTTTCCGTCAATACCAGTTGTAGTATGACCTCTATCTTCTATAGCTGCAAATAAACCTTCAGTACCATCAGGTACACCAGCCGCTGCTGTAGAATCTTTTTTCTCAGCTTCTACTAGTGACATTTCTAAGTAATCAGTAAATCTTGATCTTGTGTCACCTTCTGCTTTTAGATACCATAAGAAACCATTTTGTCCATCTTCGCCAGTTACTTCAACCCAACCTACTTGAGAAGCGTCAGATCCTGAAACCTGATACATATCTTTAATGATGATTGGTTTGTTAGTAAATGATTTGAATGAAGGAGTTATAGCTTCAGTTCTACCAGCTACACCTTTTGCAAACTCAGAACCGTAAACTAATATAGTTACATCGTCAGCATTAGCGAAAGCTGAACCTGTTGCTAAGTTTTCGATTGAGTAAGGAAGCGCTGTAATTGTATTTCCACCATCAGGTGAAAGTGCAGACACAAAACATTTTACTGTTTTAGCTGCTTTGTGTACTAGTATAGTATCACCAACTCTAATTTGATGCGATACACCACCTGCAAACTCAATTTTGTTAATGCTTGCATTTGCTACAGTCGCAGAAAGAGAGATGTGTAATCTACCTTGCTCTGACCAAATTACTTGGTCTGATGTCATTGCTTCTTCAGCGCCGACCATTTCTAAAAAGCCAGAGATAGTTCTTTTTCCGAATACCTCAGCTTCCGCTTCTATCAAATCAGGTAAATATTGCTGTGCCCAACCTGCTGTGCCAGACGCAGTAAAGTCTATATAATTTGATGATAGCGTTTGTTTTACCGGTGCAGGTACAGAATTTAAATTCGCACCAGCACTTGGAGTTATTACTGCCATTTTTTAATTAATTTAAAATTGTTAAACTTATTTACGTACTTTAACTCGAAGTCTTGAGTTGTTATCACCGCTTATTGCCCTAACTTTTATTCCACCAGCTTCAACATCTTGTGCTGCTGTTCTTGGTGTCATATCTACATTTTTAGCGTTAGCCATGCTTTGTTTAATACCGTCTGCTTTACCTTGCTCATAAAAATGATTAGCTACAGCATCAGCATTCATTGCGGTAAATAATGACTTATGATAACCACTAGCATCACTCATCATATTTTTTTTATCAACAAAACGTTTAACAAAATTGTTTATATCACTCTGTTGTGTTTTTACCTCTTCAGCATTTTTAACATTAAACCTGTATCTCTTATCACCAACATTATATTCAAAACCTTTAAAATCAGATTTAAATAATTCGTTAGTTTTATTTTGAAAAGTTTGTTGTTGTTCATTAAGGAGTTTATCACTCTCTTGCTTCTCGTTGTTATATCTATTAAAGAAATCAACAGCCTTTTGTTGTTCTGGAGTTAACTTAACCCCGCTCTTAATTTCCGCATAGTAACTGGATTTTAATTTATCCATATGGCCTCTGGCAGAAGCAACTTGCTCTTTGAAAGCCAATTTCTTTCTTTTAACATCTTTTGGATCATCAACCTCTTCATCGTATGTAAAATCATCTTCAATTAAAAAATCTATTTCAGATGATGTTAAATGAGGTTTTGTCTGCCTGTAATATTCTCTAAGCATAGCTTGATCATCGTACTTACTATAATCAGCATTTAGCTTTACGTAATCCTCAATGTCGCCACCAGTTTCTTCCATAAACTTTACTAGTTTATCCACGTTTTCTGGTAATTCAACAGCTGGTTGCTCTGGCGTTTGCTCAGTTTGCTCAACTGTTTCTACATTTTCTTCTTGTGTTTCTGTTTTATTTTCTTCTTCAGTTACTTCTTCAATAACAGGTTTTTCTTCCTGCTCTTCAGTAGTTTCTGTTTCATCTTTTATTTCTTCTAAAACAGCTTCAGTTTGTTCTTCTACTTTTTCTTCAGTAGCTTCTTCAACTTTTTCTTCAGCTACATTTTCTTCTTGCTCAGGTTTTTTTCTTAAATCTACCTTTAGCACCTCGTCTGTATTTTTTTTAATACGAGGCTTTACTTTAAATGTAACCTTTTCATCTTTAGTAGGTTGCTCTTTAGTCTCTTCAACTTGTTCGACAACCTCTTCATTTGTCTTTACATTTTTATCTGCCATAATATAATATTATAAAATTAAACAATTATCTAGGCTCAAACATGCCTAAATCAAAATCACCACTAAGTATATCATTACTTGTACTTTCAAATTTTTTAGGTGGTGTATTATTTTTTCTTTGCTCTATTAATTCAGACTGTTGTGATGCTTGTATTCTAGTACGTTCATCTTTACGATCTTCCTTGTTAGACTCTTTGGTTTTTAATGCTTCAATCTCCATTTCTTTTAATCTCATATTAATTTGAAACTCATGATTCATTAATTCTTTTTTCAACAATGCCTCGCTTTGTAGCTTTTGCGTACTAAGCTGCGACTTAGCTTGCTCAAGTTGTAGTTGATTTTGCGTTAACGCTTGCTGTTTTTGTACTTCTGCTTGTGCTGCAACTTGCTGTGCTTGCGCGTTTGCTTGTGCTTGAGCTTGTATGTTTTGTTGTTGGATCATTTGATCCCTTTCAATTTTCTTTTTTCTTCTTAATTTAAGAAGCTGATTAGCTAACTTTAAATTTTTAATTTCTCTAACATCTATAGCATCTTCAAGCTCTATATTCTTTTGTGCTAATGCTACTTGTATGTTGTTTTCTAGTAACTGCTTTTGCTCTTCGTCAGGTGATAATTCAATAAATATACCAAAGTCGTATAAATGTAACGTACTCATTTCTTCTAAAGTACCTACGTTATGCGCACCAATAGCTTGAATAAAAGCATCTTTTGTTGGCGAGTATTCTAGTATATCTGATATTCTTAATGATATACACTCTGCTAACTCAGTAGTTAAAAATAAACCACCTTGTAATATATGCCTGGTTGCTGTATTACTATTAGCTGCTGCTAACTTTTGTACACCTACTAAAGCGTTTTTATCTGGTGTACTACCATCTCTTGCTTCATTTAAACCAGTCACGTCTCTTATCATTTGTAAATAATAATTATACGTACTGATTAAGCTTTGTAACTTAGCGCCACCATTACCACTAGCTATTTCTTGTATTGGTACTCTACCTGGATTCATGTCACCTTCAGAGTTTAATGATCTACCAATAACACTACCAGTTTGAAAGAACATATTTAAAGCTTCTTGTGGATTATAGTTTGTGCCATTACCTAAATCAACTTCTGCTAAACCATCCGCATCCATGTATACACCATCTGGTACCATACGTGACATTACTTGCTGTAGCTTTAAATGCGTTAATTGTATCATGTCAGCAAAACCTGTTATTCTACTAACTAATGATTCTATTTTACCTTTATACATACGCGGAGCGACTACAGCATAATTCATTTTTACTTTCGTGTAATCACTCTTTGGCCTAACCATATTTTTAGCTAGCTCCCATTTTAATAATTTTTTGCTACCAACAACTAAAACACCTTCATATAAAACTTCTAAAGCATTAGACACCCTGCTAAATCTTTCTTCACCCTCAGGCACATTAAATGAATCATCTTTTTGTAACATCTTAGTAGCACCACTTGATGTTTCTTTTACTTTATAAACTTCGTTTGCGTATGTCTTATAATTAAAATATAAAACTTGTACAATGTTTTTATCTAAACTACTTCTTTCGTATGATGATCTGTTTGAATAACCATCATTATAAATACCTTGCTGCTGTATATCTTCAAGATCAGAGTCTGTTAGTTCTGGAAATTGTTTTTTAAGTTCATTTATAGGTATATTTTTTACCTCGCCTGCATAATATATATCATCAAAATAAGGCGATTCTGTATATGAATATACTAAATTAGCAGGATCAACATAGTCTATAGTTATACCTTCTGAAGTATTAAAGCTATTTTTAACAGCACCAATACCTAAAACAGTTAAATCGTAATACACACGTTTTTTAGTTAACTCGTATTTATTACCTTCAAATAAAGTATTGATAGCTTGTTCTTCTGCTATTTCTACAGCTTGCTTATAATTAAGCTGCATATGAAGTTGTAGCTCTTCTTGGTTTTCAGGTAAATTGTTTGGATCGCTTTCAAACATATTAATACCAAATGCACCTTGAACATACTCGTTTAAATCTTTTGTTTGCATATCACGAACAATAGACGCCATGTATTCTGTTCTTTTACTAACACCATGTGGATCTTGTGAATATGCTTTTATATCATATGTTCTTTCAGCTATACCGTTTACTACTATATCTACAAACTTAGGTATAATAGGTACAGGCTTCCAGTCTAAATTAAGATAAGATAAATCACCATTAATAGATAATTCATCTTTATATTTTTGTACAGACTGCTCACCTCTTGCATATAGCCTTAACTTATGAAAGCTAGTTTGATTTGTTTTAAATCTATTTAAACCCGTGTCTTTACCAAACCATTCATGCTCAATAGCTTTAGCTACCTTTAGCCCATATTCATTACTTGACTTCTCTAAATCGCTAACGACTTGACTTGGAAAATAACCTTTTATTGCTTTTTCGGCCATACTTATTTAATTATTCTTGATCTTGTTCCTGTGTTTGTATATCTTGCAAAACTTAAATTAACTTTTGCTTTTTGCTTCTCTACATTAGGCGAATATAAATGCCTATTGCATGCCATAACTGCTAGACCTGAACTAATAGTAGCATCAAACTTTGTTCTTTTATTAATATCAAACCTAGACCACTCATTTAAAGTTTTATTAAAGTACATTGAACCATATTCGCCAGCTTCATTTTTACCAACGTGATCTTGTATGTACATTTCAATAGCAGCAGCGTGTGCTTGCTTTATATCTTCACTTGAGTTAGGTATACCACCTATTTCTTTTTCAGCAGTTGAGAGTTTGTTAAAAGATTTATCAGGCCTGTTCATAGAATATTGCCTATACCCTCTTCTTCTTAGATAATATAATAAACGTGGTTTATTATTCTCTGCTAATATTGGCATACCATAAAAATGTAATGCCATTAAAACATCTTCAAAAAACATTTCAGCTGTACTTGGTCTAGCTATATATTCTAAAAAGAAATGATTAGTAGGAGCTTCTTCCATACTAAATTTAGTTAAACCATGCAAAGCACCTTTTGATCCTTTGCCATCAACTGTTCCTGATATATCATAACTATCACAACCAAATGCACCTATATGCTCGTTACCAGGATATTTAATGTTGTTCTTTAATAATATCTTATTTTGCATGTGGCTTGGCGGTATCCAGCTAACATTAAACCTACCATTTTGATCAGGATAAAATATTACACTTGTATCTTTCACGCCATTAACCCACTGAAAATTACCTTTAGTTACAGCAGAAGTAGTTTCAACACCGTCGTTATAATCTATTTGTTCGTATATTTTAACTAAATTAAATATACTGTTTTTAGTTTCATCTCTAAACGCGTGTTCTTCTGTTCTTGGAAACTGTCTGTAAAATTCATTTAAACCATCTTGATCGTTCTTTAAACCATCAGCTTCATTTTGCCAATGCTCTATAACGCCTAAATCTATTAGATCACCGTATGGTCCATAAACTTCTTCTTGTGGCGTTTCAAATACTGGCATACCGTACTCATCTATAAAACCTTCGTAGTTCCACTCCATAGGTATAAAAAAAGAATACAAGCCAGAGTTTGTTTGGCCATTTTTATTTCTTTTTGTTATGTCAGAGTTATTATATAGCTTTTTAAAATTATCACCACCTTTATCTAAAGCGTTACACGTTGAGCCCATCATACACTTACCAATAATTCTACTACCTAAACGTAAACACGTTTTAGTAACCCGCCAGTTATTTAAAATATTTTCAGGTCTTTCCCACTTACCACTTTCATCGTGTACAAGTAGTTTTAGTTTTTCACCGTCATAAGCGTTATCACCAGTGTTTTTCCAGTCAATAGTGGTATCGAGACCAACGAGTTCTTCTGTTGGTTCATTTGAAACCATTTTACGCCTCGTGAGTTTTGAAGCTGGAACTCTGTAAGCAAGTTCTGTTTTTGGTCTGTCCATACCGTCTTGTATTGGTTTAAAGAAAAACGGGTAGTTGACAGATATTGGTACGACTTTATCGGTAAACATTTTTTTAGCGTCTGCACCGGACTTTGATAATACACCAAATCTTGCATCGCTTGATATGGTTGCCATGTTAACTGTTTCGCCAGATGCCATAAATGAAAAGCCTGATCGTCTGTTTTTAACATAGCACATACCGTACGATCTTTCATCTGCTTTGCATGCTTCCCAAAATATAAAGAATAACCTGTTTGATTCTCTAAAATCAGGGTGTCCAACATCAATCTTTGTCCATTGCAAGTACATGTAATTAGTACCAGTAATATAAGTAGGTTTGTTTTTATTATAAAACCAAAACCCATTATCGCGTTTATTAAATTCACCTTCAATATAATTGTACCACTTGTTTTTAAAATCTTCTGGATAGTTACGCCAGTCAAATATCGTTTTTATTTTATTTAGTTCTTTAGGATAATCAGTTACTTCCCATTTGTTTTTACTAAATTTTTGTATTTTCTTTGGTTGCTTTGGTAATGCTATTTTTAAATTTTGTATTTCATATACATCACCTATTTGCCCTGTTTTACTTATAACAACAACATCATGTTCTTTGTTATAACCATATTTCCACTTCTTACCTTTATTTAATCTTGATAAAGTAGTTTGTTTTATAGGTTTTATTATTCTATATAACGTTTGTTTGTACATTATATTGATCTGTTTTCAGCAAAACCACCAAATGCTTTAGGTTTTGTTTCTTCTTTTTGTTTACCATCAAGCATTGATTTTTCTTCTTCAATACGATTTAATATTTCAAAAGCATCAAATATAGCTAGCTTTTTAGTAGCTGCCGCGTTTTTTAATCTATCAGCTGATACATCTTCATCTGTATCTACAATTTCTTCTTTAGCAACTTTAATTAATTCATCAACTGCTTTGTAGCCAGCTTGGATTATATTCTTCTTCTTGTCCTTGATATTCATATTTAATTGTAATTGAATTTAATAATACCCTGTAAAGCCTTTCATTATCAACAATAAATTCAAACTCACTGTGTGGTGAAAAGCCTACTAAGTCATTTTCTTTTAAGCCCATAGCATTTAAATCATCACCAGCGTATTTTACAATACCTATTAATGGTTGCTCTTTATCTAAACTATATTTGTCTGTATTTTTTATTGGTTTAACAAAGCAATAACCTGGCTGGGTTTGCCATTTATTGTTTTGCTTATAAAGATATAGCTGATCCGGTTGGCATAAATATGTTTGCTCATCAATAAAGCTTTTACTATTTTTTTCTTCGCCACGCACGTCTCTCCATCTTCTAAAAATATTATGATGTACAATTACATCATCACCAGGTTTTATATTAGTTTTAAAAGCTGTTGGTGTGTATAAAACTTTAGCTTGTTGACTTATAAACTTATGGTTTTGTATTTCAGTATTTACAATTAAATCAACGTCACCTATTTTTTTAGTATTGTTATATCTTTTATTTTGTGGTGTTATTACAAAATCAAAAATACTTTTCATTAGTAGTTTAGATTATACTCTACTGATACAGCCATGTTTTTATTAAAATCTTTCCAAGGTAATACCTCTTTATTTTTTTTAATATAAACACTATATTTAGTAGGTGATTCTAGTATATCACAAATGACGTGCCCTCCGTAGACTTCTTGGCCTACAGAGTAATGCATCGCGTCATTTTTATAATCTTTACCAATACTAATCTTGCGTATCAGATTCATTTTGCACGTTTTCTTCAGGAAGTGGAGCTATGCTACCGTCTTGTATGTTAATACTTACTTTACCATACTCTTCTTCTAGTTTATTTTGAAACTCAGTTAACTCAGTTTGCATGTTAACTACAGCATGTAGTAAGCTATGCTTCTGAGATTCTAAACCACCAAGTTGTAGTTGTGCTTGGTTGATTTTATTAACGTGACCTTGAAGTTCTTTTAAATGATCTTCAGATATTTTTTCTACTTTTTTATTCATAATTAATTTAATTTAAGTTAAAATTTACTTTATTATTATTACATAAATAACGTGTTTATTAACACGCTAATGTCACTAGGCGTCTGTATAAGTTTTATACGCGTCTAATGCTTTAATCGCAGCGTACGCTTGTACTACTGGATTTTTACCACTTGCTTTAACGTCAACGTCAAAACTACCACTGATGTTATCAATAACTACGTTTGGCGTATTTGTTCTAGCATCTTTATCTTTATATACAGCGGCGCTCCAGTTACCACTAAGATTTTTTACCCACTTTGTTTCCATAACGGCTTCACTTTTTACAGAGCCGTCTTCATTGTACTTCTTAGGAGTTTTTTCAGTAGTTTCTGAACCTATGTAATTACTAGTATTTACATTAGTAACCATAACATATGCTTTTGTAATATCGATACCTTTGTATGTATATTTACCTTCTAAAGCCATTATTCTCTATTTTAATTGTTAAACATAATTTTATATTTTTATTATTACAGTATTTATAACTATTTTAAATTTACATAAACGGGATCTTCATTTACTTTTTCCCATTTGTTGTTCATTAATGTAGTGTATATTATAAATGTTTGTAATTCACCAAACGCATCTTTATATGCTTGTGTTGTTTGTATTTCTTTATAATTTGCTTTATTTAATATATCTTGATTCATATCCCAATTAAGCATAACAAGTTTACAATTTTCGTTACATAAACTTTTTATATCGTTTTTAAAATTAAATAAAGCTCCTTTAGTTTCTTTATCAGCTGAGTGGTATACACCATCAAACTTATCTGTTAATGTGCTTATAACATCTTTATAGTCTCCTAATATAATCTCTACGTTATCTTTATCTTGTGCCCAAGCAACTGCGTTATTATATACCTGCTCATGTTTTTCTATAATAACATGTTTAGTCGGATTATTTGCTTGTATTTGATTTGCTGATAACCCCATGCCGTAACCTATTTCTAATATAGTAGCACCTTCAAATGTAATAAAATCTGCTACCGCGTTTTCATAATCTGCATGATCTGCGTGCATAACTAAAGTACCTTTTTCTCCGCACATATCGCAATCCAAATCGTAAATACTATTTTCGTTAAATATATAATTCATTGTCCACAAGTTGATGTTACTGTCCAAGAGCCGCTACCAAGGTTTGACCATTTTCCAGCCCTGTCACCGGTGCTTGTTCCAGCTGCATACCAGTATGAGGGCGCTAATGTTGTTCCTGCTGAGTCTTGATAAATAACTCTTTCATTTAAAAAAATATCTGATGCACTAGTTGCTGTGCTAGAATACACAGTAATTGTATTCGATGAACTACAAACAGAGCTTACGTCTGTAGCTTTACCAGCAAAGTAAAATAAAGTAAAGCCTGGCAGCGCTGTTCCATGGCTGTACCCATGAAATTCACTCATAGCGTGCGGCGTGTTACCATCTGGTTTACTAGAACTAGATTGGTTTATTGCTTCACCAGGAGGATTACCACCAGTAGATAAATTTGTTAAAGACACATTAGAATTAGTAGCACTACCAGGGTATGTGTTATCATCTAACTCATTGTATATTCCATTTAAACTTAATGATCCACTGCTTGGTATAGTCATTATTTATTTTTTAATTCGTTTTTTAACTCTTCCACTTCAGCTTTTAAATCTTTAATAGCTTCTATTAAATATCCTGTAATGTTACCATACGCTACAGACTTATATTCACCGTCATTGTTTACTAGTTCTGGTGCTACTTTTTCTAATTCTTGTGCTATAACACCACTACCATCTTTATTATCTTTCGTGAAACTAACACCTCTCATATCATAAACCTTAGAGCCATCTAGTGTTTCTATGTTAGACTTTAGTCTTTCATCAGAGAAAGCAACAACATCACCTGCCGCTGTAAATGTACCAGTTATAGACGTGTTACCGCTGTTACCAGCTATAGTTAACCTAGCTGTTTCATTTGTTCCTAATACTAAATCTCTAATACTACTATTGTGATAGATATACATAGCAGTTGCATTTAAAGCAATTGCACCCGTATAACCAGAACCTTCAACTTGTAATTGACCAGCACCACCACTACTCATGCTTATATTGGTACTATCACCTAACTCTACATTACCCGCAAAAGTTGCATTTTGAGAAGTGTCTATAGTTAAAGCAGTTGTCGCATTAGCTAAACTTGTTGCACCAGTTTTAAATTCTATACCACCGTGTCCACCTATTCCTAGAGTAGAAGTATTATAAAAAATACCCATTTGACCTCTATTACCAGTACCATCTTGTAATATCAAATAAGTCTGCCAGTCAGTTGTAGACGTATTTGTGTTTTGTAGATATAAAGTACCATTTCCAGTTGAACTATTTGAAAAAACATTTATACCATTTGTACCTGCACTTACAGAAAACTTTTCTGATGAAGAAAGTAAAGTTGAAGTATGACCTAAAAAGAATCTTCCACTTGAATCAATTCTTAATCTCTCACTACTACCATCACCATCTATAAAAGCAAGACCATCAGAGCCATTTAGTGTGTCTATATAAAACCTTCCTGCGCCACCTTCATAAAACCCAAATCTTACTTTACCACTTGAAGATCTTAATGCTAAAACTGGCAAAGCAGATGTTCCATTTGCTACTAAAGTTGCATAGCCACCACTAGCACCAGGAGTTATTCCACCAACACCCACGCCTCCTGCAAAAGTTGCCCCTGAACTATCTAGTATAAGTTGATTTACATCGCTTGCTCCTGTTAAAGTAGTAAATACTAATTTACCATCTTCAGCGCCAGCCGCATTATCTTCTATAAATGCTCTTATTTTAGCATATCTTGTATTATTATTACCTTCATCGTTTGCATCAAAGTACATTGAAGCAAAATTATTTCCGTCAGTATTATTATCACTTCTAAAACTTAAAGCCGCATCCCCAGTACCATCGTTTTCAATTAATAGTTCATTAGTGCTAGTATCATTTCTATATAAGTGAAGCTGACTTGATGGCGTTCCTGTTCCAATACCAAACTTTTGAGAATTAGTATAAAAGTAATCACCATTACCTCTGTAAAATATAGAATTAGAAGCGTTGTTATCTCTAAAAATAATTCCAGTTGTATCATCGGATGAATCAACTAACAGTGGATTATCCACGCTACTTAAAACGTGCAAAGGTCTTTCAGGAGTATCAGTTCCAATACCAACCTTACCTGATGAATCTATTACTAATCTATCTGCACTAGCTCCAACATCAAATACACTAAATTTATCTGTGCTAGAAATTGCTAGTCTATACGTACCAACACTTGTACGTGTCATGTCAATCATGTCAGCACCTGATTGTTCTACAAATAATCTTCCTGAATTTAATTGACCTGCAAAAGTTATATCTCCATTTGTAGTGCTTCTATCTATACTAAATACGGTAGCATTTGTTCCACCAAAAACTTTATCTAAATGTAAATCAGCATTTGAATCTAATCTAAAGCTATAATAACTTGTAGAACCTGCTCCAAATATTAACGTGCCATCAGACATGGCTGTTGAGCCTCCTAAAGAACTTGGAAAAACATTTACAGCTCCTGCAAAAGTGGCATTTTGTGAATTATTTATTGTAAGAGCAGTTGCTCTTGAACCTGCGGAACCTGTTTCTAATATTGCTTGAAAACCTGATAAAACTGCACCTGCACTTGATTTATAAAATACAGCTTCACCACTTGTAGGGGTTGTGGTGTTTGTGTCACACAAAACTTGCCCTGCAAAAGTTGCATCTGTATAAAAGTTTATCGTGTCAGAAGTATCTTCTGTAAACCTCATAAATTCAGTACCACCTGTAAAGAATCTTAATCTATCATCAATATCCTCACTTATATAAGTATGACTACCACCACCAAAATATAATTTTTTAGCTACAGGAATACTTATATCTCCTGCAAAAGTTGCTAAACCATCTTTATGTAACGTAAGTTGTTCTTGAAAACCACCATTAGCTGGACCTCTATAAAACTTTAAGTTACCATCTGTAGTGCCTCTATCACTTATAGCCCATCTTATATTATTTTCTGTGTAACCACTACCATGACCAAAAAATATTTCAGCAACATCATCAGTGCCAGTTCCATTAAGATGTAATTCACCTCTATTAGCGCCTCTAAAAGCTCTACCTAATAATTGATAATCTGCTTGTATATTACCAGCAAAAGTTGCAGATTTATCATGATTTAATGTTAAAGATATTCCTACTCCTGTTGTAAATTCTAAATTTGCTTGGTTACCAGTTGCTGTGTTTCTTACATAACTCCAATTATTATCACTACCAGATACGTTGTTTTTTATGGCTAAAGCATAACTTGGTAAGTTTAATTGAGCGTTAGTGCCTGCATAAATACCAGTGCTGCCCATACCTACAATACCAGTAAACGTAGCATTATGGCTACTGTCTAAAGTTAATGTTAAATTACCATTTAACGCGTTAGCATCATAGTCAGTATAAAATCTAATTACATCACCTTTTATATTTAAAGATTCAATTCCAAAATTAGGTGAACCTGCGTGAGATTTTATAGTGTTAACGCTATCTTCATAATTTAAAGATATAAATCTAGTGTCAGCGTTTCTAAAGTCTGTTCCAGTTCCATCACCTTTAACCCTAACGGCAACTTTATTATTACCATCGTACATCCTAATATCTCTAGAGGTCAATACTGTTTTGATATCTAAGTCACCACTTGCTGTCAATATTGAATTTGTTATAAGACTTTTTGTGCCTGCTAAAGTAACATCACCTCCAAAATTTGTATTGATACCTCTAATTTCTATTGATTGATTTCCACCTGCTACTATATCAATATCATCACCAGCGACTTCTTGTATGTATGTATTACCACCACCGTCTAAAAATAATTTTTTTGTAGCAGCTAAAGTAACATCACCTCCAAAAGTTGCGTTTGGTGTTCCACTACCACCTCGTAGTGTTAAAGCATTTTGTATATTACCACTTTGTGATTTAACATCAAATAATAACTCAGTTCTTACTGCACTATCACTTGTAGTTCTATGTGTTATGTTTCCCCAGTTTTCATGGGTTCCATTGTAATCTACCCAGGACATTATTTGCCAAAGATGATCACTTGTTCCTGGATTTGTACCATCGTGCGTTAACACAAATATTGGAGCATCATTTTGTTTTGTTACATTTACATCACCACCATTAACTGTAATATCACTTGCAAAAGTCGCGTTACCAGTTGACCTACCAATTCTTAAAAATTCTGTATTTGTACCGCTTACTCTACGTTCAAAACTAAAATCTCCATCAGTAGCTCTATGAAGTATTCTCATGCCATGAGTATTATCTGAGTGTATCTCTATTGCTGGCACTGTGTCTGAATTACCGTGCGCACTTATACCACCATCTTCATGTACACGGAATTGACCAGCGGCGCCTGATGCTCCTATAGTAACATAATCTTTTGTACCACCACCTATTGACTCACATTTAAATAACCACTGTTCATTACCAGTTTGTGTTATACTTAAAAACGTTCCATTATCTTGCAAACTTGGTATAGTAATTACGTTAGTTAGCGCAGATAAATTTAAAGTTCCTGTGCTACCAGTTGTAGCAAGTGACGTAGATGTAACACTACCTGCAAAAGTTGCTGATTTATCACTTGCTAATGTTAACGCAAGTTCATTATTACCATTTAATACAGTGTTAAATATTAATGATGCGTCTCTTGTGCTACTTGTACTTGTCCAGGTTCCTTCTGCTTTACTACCCATCTGACCCGACACATAGAAAGGACTATTATCACTAGCTTGTGCTCTAAAATCAATAAGTGTTTTTGTATTTGCAACTGAATTAGTCGTATTTTTAATGTACATAGCTGTGCCAGAGGCGGTAGCATTTTCTATTTCAAAAATACCACTATTATCAAATTGACCTCTAAAACTACCATTTGTATAAAATTTTATATCACCATCTTCTCTGTTTAATAAATAACTATCAGCTGCATATTGAATTATTTCTAAACCATCTGCGGCAGCAGCCCCAGTAGTTGTATCAGTTAATTTTAAAACTGAACCTAAACCACCACTTGAGTGTATATGTAAAAGTTTATTATAAGCAGCATTGGTTAGTGGTTGATTTGTGCCTAATCCTAAATTTCCTCCGTTATTTATATAACTATCATTATTAGCCTCACCGTAGAAAAATATCTTTGTTGTACCAGTGCTGTCATTTACCCTTAATTGACCATCACCCGTACTATCTGATGCTAATTGTATAGCAGTTGCAGGAGTACTAGCATTATTAATTATTTTTATGAACCGTGTATTGCCAGTTGCTGTTACATCACCTGCAAAAGTTGCAACACCTGCGTTTGTAACTTTAAACTGTTCTGATGTACCACCACCATACCAAATTAAAGGTTGATTTGAAGTTGTGTTATAATTTAAACTTATTTGACCACCGCTAGTACCTGATATTTTTGCAGCGGCACCATTAAATTCTAAGTCATTACCATTTATTCTTACATCCCCTGCAAAAGTTGCGTTTCTATTAGCATATAAAGTTAAAGCTGGAGTATCGTGTGTTCCAGTAGCACCAACTGCATTAGATGGTGTAAATTCTAAAGCTGTATCTACGTTTTCTTGAGCTGCTATCATCCAGTTATAGTGAGTAGACCCAGTTTTAAAATACATTTCTGGCGAAGAATTATCAAGAGTAAAGTCATCGCTAGCTGCAAAAGTACCAACTACATTTGTTGGTTTATATAAAGTTATAGTATTTTCAGCTTGTATATTTGCGTTGCCAGATGTGTGGTTATAACCAAACCAACCGACGTTATTAGCTGCAGCATCACCAAACATATAATAAGCATCAGTTGTACTTGATTGTTGTACAATTGATCTTGTAGTACCTTTAACATGTAAAAATGTTGTTGAATCATAAGGAGAACCTGTTGTTCCTGGTCCTAAAGTTACAAGGTTTGCAAAAGTTGCATTTCCAGAAGCATTAATTGACAACCTACTTACAGAAGTATCACCTTTATCTGTAGTAGATCTAAAATCAAAAGTACCATGAGCTGAAGTACCTCCTGAAGTTACAAATGTTGAAGTACCATCGTTGTATATATTTATAAACTGGTCTAATTGGTTTTGATTACCCCTGGCTCTTGTTATGATTAAACCATCATTATTATCACCGCCATCTCCTACAATAGCAAGTTTTACACCTGTATTTTCATTTAGTGTAAACGCTCCGGGCACCTGGTTTAACTGTACTTTACCTTCAAAAGTTGCTGCTAAAGTACCACCATCTAAAGTTAATGCTGTTCTTGTTGAACTACCACCACTACCATTATTGTGAGGTACACCAAACGTCATATCTGCGCCAAAACTATTGTTAGCATCTTCTGTTAATACTATATTACCAACGCCAGTGCCACCAGAGTGTCCGTATCCTAATTCTAATGTTGCTGTATTTGCTGTATTTGTGTCGTGTGTAGATGCTAATATGGAAAGTTTTTTAGCTGTACCATCGCTTAAAGTTGCATCACCAGAAGAATCAATGCTAAACTTTGTAACAGTACCAACTCTAAATGTTAAATCTAAACTACTACCATTAAATATTCTCCAATAATTATTATCACCATTATAAAGATATAGTGATGGAGATGCTCCAGAATTATCATCTAAGGTTATATCACCACTTGCTGTTATTGCGCCAGATGTTATACTTCCTGTAAAAACAGCACCGCTTGCTTTAATAGGTTTCCAAGTCCAGTCAGATTCGTTAGCTACAGCTCCTGTAGCAGATGGTGTTTTTTGTGTAGTACCAAAAGAAAAATATCCTATTGACTCATCCCAAACAAAAGCAGCGTTATCACCACTTGAACCTCTTTCAATTATAATACCAGAGTCGTTAGCATTAGTGCCAGTTAAACCTCTATTTAAACCTATAATATTATCTGCTACATCTAAGTTCGTTTGATTAACTGTAGTTGTAGTTCCATTAACTTGTAAATTACCAGCAACAACTACATTTCCAGAGGCTTCTAAATTTGTAGTAAATATTGTATCACCATCCACATAAAAATCTGAATCAGAGTCTATTGCTGTTGTACCATTCCAAATAGCTATTCTATTGTTAGTACCAGTACCTGTTACTGTACCAGTGTTGCCAGTTAGTGTAGTACCATTAGCTGTTACTGTTCCTGCAAACGTTGCATTGCCACTAGTCGATATAGTTAACCTTGTTTGGCTACCAGTTTGTACTAAAAAAGCACCACTAGAGCTACCAAGAACTGCTGTACCACCACTATCAACTAATTCTATTTGTGAATCAATAGATGATGATGTAAACCTTGCGGAAATTTGACTTGAATTTACTTCTAAAGGTCTCGCAGGGTTTTCCGTTCCAATTCCTAAGTTTCCAGCAGAAATATGATTATCAGTACCGTCTGTATAGAAAGCAATTTTTTCTGTACCACCATCAAACATATGAAACCTACCACCATCTGTAGATTTTTCACCCATACGTATAATAGAGTTAGTACCACCATTTTGTATAATATCTATTGCTGATTGTTGTGAACTTGCTGATGTTGATTTTATAGTTAAAGCACTTGTCGATACAGGTAAAGAACCAGCTATACCAAGCGTGCCATCTATTCTATTTATTGCTGCATGTTGTATAAAGAGACCGTATCTATTTGTGATGCTTGATGTATCACCTTCGTATGTACCGTGATATAAAAATGAATTTGTTATTGTAGGTGTTGTATTATCTACATCTATTACAGCTTGTACAGCTCTAGCATTGCCTAGTGTTATGCTACTTGAAGAATCTATTTCTACTTCACCTCTTACACCTACAAGATTATTAGCGTCTGCTGTTCTTACTCCTGCTAAAAAACTTTGAAAAAACCCTCCATAAGACGCGCCTACATAGCCAACATTTTGAACTGACGCTTGACCCTGTACAGCTTTTAAATTATTTGTTCCAGCGTTGGTATTTGTTCCATCGCCAACCGCGGAGGCATATACACCAACAGTTTCTTGTTGTTTCTCTGAGCCTGTAGAATTATTATTTTCTGCATAAAAATATCCAGCTCTTACTAAGTCAGAGTAACCTGTAAACCTAACATCCGTCCATATACCATACAACCTATGTTCATCACTAGCATCTCCATCCGCTGAAGAATCTATATCTATTCTTATACCACCTTGTTCTCTATCACCATCTGTGTTATCAGCGCCACTAAAGTTTCCATCAATAAAATATGCAAACTTGTTATCTTGATTAGCGTCTGTTGAATTAAATTCTTGATATATACCATAAATAGGACTAGGAAATCTTCCGACACCTAAGTTATTAATAATTTCTACACCATTAGTGTCTGTCTCTAGCTGCTTAACCGCATCGTAATAAAGTTCTACAGCACCATTTTGTGTTGCTCTGAACATATTTTCAGTATCCGCTGCATTATTAAGAACAAATCGTGAAGTTAAAACTCTTAAATCACCGGTTCCTGCTTCTTTTATATAACTATGACCAGTTGAGTTTTCATGATATATTTTTAGGTCTGAGCCTGTACCAAATCTTGCCTCTTTATTATCTAAGTGTCTACTATGTTCTTGGAATTTTACGATGTTTTCTTGGCCATGTATAACTATATAATCAGTTACAGCACCACTACCATCGTCTGTCTGAAAATGTATGTTTTTATCATCTGAAAAATTTCTTATATATAAATTGCCAGTTTGATTATCAATAAAACTATGCAAACCACCATGATATAATTGAAGATCACCATCAGTGGCATCGCCAAGGCGTATATAGATATTGTCTCCAAGCTTAATATCGGATAAGAAATTTTGTGCCATATTTTATTTTAGTTTTGTCTATTAAGATGCAGCAGGGAACTTGCTAACTAATACAAGATAATCTTCACTTGTAGTTGGAGCGGTTCCAAATATTACATCTATTTTATCAGTATCACTACCGGCTTGTACTTCGACATAAACAACATCATAAGTAGCTCCACTTCCCGCATTACCATAATGAAGCACTTGAGTCATAACGTGGTTTGTTCCAAAGCCGTGATCTATTGTATAAGTTGTATTTGAACCGTCACCTGATAATAATTTAGTTACTTTTTCATTAGCAACTAAATCACTGGTCATCGCTACAGTACCACTTTTATTTGGTAAATTAATTGTTCTATCTGCAGTTGGATTTATAACATCTAACGTTGTCTCGTGATCATCATTTGTATCACCTTCAAAAATTATACCACCAGAAGTGTTAATTACTTCAACATCTTTTTGTGTTGTTTTAACTGTTACATTAAGATTTTTAACGGTTAATGTTTCTGTAGATGGCGTATAAAAGAACGTACTAGCTTCTTCATCAAGTAAACCATTACTACCATCATGGTAAACTATATTAAAATCTCCAGAACCTGATGTTGTTTCTGTTACAGTGACTTTACCAGCTGTTAAACTAGCAGCAGTTCCAGTAATGTTTGTTCCTACTAATGCGCTTGGTGTACCTAACGCTGGCGTTACTAATGTAGGTGAGTTAGAAAGCACTACACTTCCTGTACCAGTTTTTGAAGTTACACCAGTACCACCATCAGCAACTGCTAATGTTCCTGTTATTGATGATGCACCTAAATCTACGGCAATTTTTGCTGACTCAATTACAAGACCACCATTGGCTTTTAAGTCTGCATTTATTGTAGCTGTATAGTTACCATCTGAATCAGTAGGCTGTGATGGTATTGAAACACCATCGCCACCTGTTAATGTTACACTAGCTATATCTCCACTAATGTTTATGAAGCTACTGCCATTGTGTACTAATACTTTATTTGTATTAGAATTATAATAAATTTGACCTTCTGATCCAGTTGGGTCTGATGTTTGCGAATGAAGAACGAGATTTTGTATCTCGTTTTTATTCATATCAATATTTGAAAGAAACGGTATTGCCATAGTTGTAGTTGTTTATAATTTTTAATTTCTTAGTTCGCGTATATTTTTCCGCTAGTTGTTCCAGTAAAGTAAACCCTTACTTTATTATCGTTTATATATTTAACAGGCACGTGTGCCACTTGTTCTGGTGATCCTGATTCTGCCACAGTTATACTAGGTCTCTTAGCTAAATCGTGTTGAAAGTCTACATACTTCATAGTAGAACCATTAATGCTTTCAGTTAAGTGCGTAACGTTGCCATCTGAATCTGTTGTGCTAGCAAAGCTGCTTGATGTAAATGTTAACGCTGCGTGTTTATCCGCGCCTGCACTACCATCACCAATAGATATTATTGCATAAAATTTTTCATTTGTAAATGATCCATTGAACTTTGTTGGTGTAGATAAAGACAGATTATAAAAATCTGTTTCAGAACTATCTTGTGTTAATGTTGCAGTGTTGTATACACCATAATTATCTTGATCACCTATTTCTGTTATTAATATTTGTCTGTTACTTAATACGTCTAATATGTTTTCAGATGAGTTAACAGTTTCGCCGTAAATAAATTTACTTATTTTTATTGATCCAGCATTTTGAAATGTAGCGCCGCTAGAAAAACTAACGCGCATAGTACCATTACCATAAGGCGTTTGATCTTTATACTGATAAGTAAACTGACCTGCTATATTTACAGCGTTAGTGTTAGATAAAAACCTAGCTATATCTTGTACAGCAAAGTTTTTTGTAGTACCACCAAAATTGGAACCTAAAAACTTATCGTCTTTTTCTACAGAGGTATCACTCTGGTATGTACTAATTCTAGCCATATTTATTTTTTATTAAACTTTTCAAAACTACGACCGCCGAAATAGGCTCCGATTACAGTGATCAACACCAGCTGAAGTAGATCTGTCCACTTCTGCTCGACGTTAAAATCAACTGACCCACTATCCACAAAAACCATGAGGACAGTTGACACAATAAGGAAAACAAGTACAAGCGGTCTCACCGAACGCGTTAACCAGTTTCCATGTTCTAAATCTGCTTTCCATCTTTCTGTTACATTTTTTTGCATTTCAGCTTCAGCGTCAATTAAGATCTTTGTCATTTCTTTTTGAAACGCTTGCTTCTCTGCACCTGTTGTTATAAATTTATCTGCAACGCTAGCTATTTTTTCTATAAAGCTTCCAGCTGCCCCGCCAAATAATTTTCCTAATATCTTATTCATATGCTTCTTTTTCCCACGGTAGCTTTTTACTTTCTAAATCTAGTTTATCTATATCATATACCTTACCGTCAAAGACATAGTTATTATCATCAAAAGCTAATCTACCTTTTTTAATTTGATCAATATGTACCTTCTCATGTTTTAAAGCTTTACGCTTCATTGCTTTAGACATGTTATCATTTATAAATATTGTTTTGTTCATATCAACGTAACCAGCTACGTTATCAGGCATGTTGTCAGTGTACTTGATTAGTTCACCGTTTTTAGATGCAGGATCTAATTTTAATACTTCGTTTATTGGTTTAAGTTTAAATGCCATTATCTGTCGTTATCGTTTATCATGTCATCAATAGCTTTATTGAAGACTTTATCTGTATATGTTTTGTTGTTATAAAATTTACTTCTATTAGATGTAGGTAAATCTTCTTCACCTAACATTATACGGTATATTCTACTTATTAACTGAGAACATTTAAATGATGTTTTAAATATACTGTACTTTATAGTTGTTCTGTTTCTATGTCTCCACACTTCTATCCAACCTGCTTTACGTAAACGCTCCCAACGTTGTTTGTCCCAAGAGTACGTATACGTACCGTCTATAAATTCATTACGCGTAAATCTATTTTTACAGTCTAAATAAATAAGCAGCTCTAAGTCTGCATCTTTTAAATTATAAGTTTTACAGGCCCATTTTCTAATGAGCCTATAATACTTAAGTAGTTTTACTTCGCGTATATCTGAAGCACTTAGTCTCATTCGACTAAAACAATATCATGAACCCTTATAACGTGGTAAAGTTTATCGTCCCATTGTATACCATGTCCCGCATGTTTATCATAATACACAACATCACCTGTTTCAACGCCCTCTACTAAGTTACCTTTTGTTATTATTGTTGCTTTAATGTATCTATTATCTACATCGGTTGCTTCATTTACTATTAACCCAGCAACTTTTTGGGGTTCACCTTTCTTTTTTTCTACAACTAGGTAATTATTTATCGCTCTCATCAATCAACCTCATGTTAGATATTACACAATCTGCAGAAACTATTGTATTTACAACGCTAATGGCGTTTTTTAACGCCGTTTTTGTAACTAAAACCGGGTCAATGATACCTGTTTCTACCATATCTACTACTTTACCCGTAATTACGTTGTAACCGTAGCCAATTTTTGTAGGTATTTTGTAATTTTCTATACCTGCATTGGCTAATATTGTTTTAAATGGCGATTTTATAGCTTCAAATAAAATTTTCTCGCCAATATTGTCTGGCTTTAGCGTGTTTGCTGCGTTTAAAAGCGCAATACCGCCGCCAGAAACTATACCTTCTTGCAAAGCTGCCTTAGTTGCGTAGATCGCATCATCAACTCTGTCCTTTTTTTCCTTTAATTCAACCGCAGAGTTAGCACCTACAAACACAATACCAACTGATCCACTTAAAATTGCAAGTCTTTGCTGTAGTTTTTCTTTTAAAAATCCGTTTTTCTCTTCTTGTATTAGTTTTCTTACAGAATTAATACGTTCTTCAACCACATTTTTAGACATATTAACAGTTAACACTGTATTTTTGTCATCAGTAACAGATTTTACTACTTCTCCTAAACAATCAGGCTTGATTAATTCTAAATCATCGCCTAATTCTTCGTTTATTACCTTTGCTCCTGTTATAATTGCAAGATCTTCTATAGTATCTTGCTTAGTATTGCCAAATCCTGGCAAGTCGACTATATTAACATTTATATTTCCCTTAACTTTATTCATTAATAGTGCAGTTTTTAACTGCTGAGCTACAGGAGCCATAATTAATAACGATCTTTTGTTTTTAATTATGTGTTCTAAGATGTTTTGTATACGTCTTACATTAGGTATTTCTGATGAGACTATTAAAACTAACGGATTATCTAACTCACATCGTTGTTTTTCTTTATCTGTAACAAAATGAGGTGATGTTAAACCACAATCAATTTGCACACCGTCAACAATATCCATGTAAGTTTCTTCTGTATTGCTTTCTTCCATTAAAACAACACCGTTAGTACCTACTTTTTCGTAAGCTTCTGATATAATTTTTCCAAGCTCTGTATCGTTATTGCAAGATATTGAGCTGACGTGTTTAAGAAGATCGCCTTTAACTTCAATACTGGACTTATCAAGATATTTATTAACTTTGACCAACCCTGTTTTAACGCCTTCTTTAACTTCTCTAATAGAACAATTATTTTCTTTAACAGCTTTATCATTATTTATGTTGTTTAATAGTGATTGAGCAAGCACGATAGCTGTAGTAGTACCGTCGCCTGCTTCTTTCACTGTATTTTTAGATGCCTCTTTAATTAGTGTAGCACCTATGTTTTCAACCGGATCATATAAGACA